GATGCACGACTCCGAGGAACAGCGCGCCGCCATCGCCGCCGAACTGGACCGCCTGACCCCCGCCTGACCGTCTGCTGTGTGGCCGCCCCACCACAGGCGGCCACCCCAACCGGAAGGACCACCCCGCCATGGCCAAGAACAAGGCCCGCGACGAACTGCTCGCCGCCATCAGCTTCAACGACGCCGCGAACACCGGCCGCACCCCGGAAGAACTGATCGCCGCCTACCGCGCCGAGGTGCTGCACCGGGCCGCCGCCCTCCAGGACTCCCAGGCCTCGTGTGACGCCATCAGGCGACGCCGCAACATCGCCACCGGACGCCGCCTCGTGGCCGCCGACCTGCGCGCCATGGCCGACGACGCCACCGAGGAGGCCCGGTGACCACCGACCTCGACGGGTGCCGCCGCGCCTGCCGCGTCAAGGGCCAGCACACGCTGGTCTGGGGCGAATGCGAGCACGCCGCCCAGCCCGAACCCACCGTCAGCATGTCGAAGATCTACACCGACTCCGACGGACACCCCTCGATCGGCTTCGACAGATACACCGCCCAGCAGCTCGCCGACCTCATCGAACCCGCGCTGCGCAAGGCCAGCCTCGCCGGGGGCTACGACCGCCTGGCCCTGGCCGCTGCCTACCAGATCATCCACCGCAACGGAGAGGGGGCCCGGTGACCACCCAGCCCCGTGAGCTGAACAGCTGCGGATTCAGTAGCGAGACCATCGCCGCCGAGTACGAGACCGACGCCGCGCTGCACGAGGTCGGACTCGACATGAACGACCCGTACTTCACCACCGCATGGGCCGCAGAGCAAGAGCAGCGAGCACTCGACCGGGAGACCGCCCGATGAGCGCTCTCGCTGTCCCGGCCGTACTCGCCGCCGGGTACGTGCTCGGACGGTGGAGGCCCTGGTCCCGTCTCGGACGCTGGGCTGACCGGCGGACGCGCGACGACGGGCGGTGGTGGCTCAACGAGAACCGCCTTGCCGCCGCCCTGTTCGTCGCGACCTGCCCGCGCGGCTCCCTCTACGCCTGGCGCCACCGCAACGACCCACCGCCCCCGCGCAGCCCCGCCCTCCAGTTCCGCGTCCCCCGACGACGCCACCGAGGAGCCGAAGTGACGCAGCAGCCCGCCTACGACGATTCCGACCTCTGCACCGCCGAATACCCGGGCGACGAACTCCACGTCGGTCAGCTCTGCGACCTCAAGGCGGGACACGACGGTGACCACGTCGCGGTCGTCGGACTCGCCACCGCGTTCCGGAGTCGCCTGACCTGGCCCAGTGCCCCGCCCACCACCGAGGGAGCCCGGTGACCACCCAGCCCGACCGATCCCGTACCGCCCGATTCCTGGACGCCGTCACCCACAGCGGCCCCGGATACGACACCACGCCCAACGCCACGGCGAGCAACACCACCAGCCGCCTCCACCACCTCCTCGACCGCATGCAACGCGGGGTGCTCCTCCCCGAGGAAGCCGAGCAGCTCGCCGGACTCGTCCGGCTGCTCCAGGCCCGCGTCACCGACCAGGACGGGGCCGCCAGCGTCACCGTGAGCGCCGTCCGGCTCATGAACGAAGCCGGAACCCAACGCACCACGCCGAGGCCCGTGTCCGCGAACTGGAGGCCAACACCGCCACGCTCCAGGACGCCCTCGCTGCCGTCACCGGGCAATGCCGCAGTCTCGAAGCAGAGCTCGTTACCGCACGCTCCACCATCGACCGGGTACGGGACCTTGCCGGCCGGTACCAGATGTGGCACGAGGGTGGCTGGGCGCCCAGTTCGGCCGCCGATGTTGCCCGCGAGTACCGGGCCGTCGTTGACGGGCAGGCGGATGGGTCCGGCAACACCCTGCCCGCCGCGTGGAGTTGACGCAGTTGAGCCCCGCTCGTTCCGGGGATTCACCGGTCGGGCGGGGCTGGGGAATGCGAAATGGTGCCGGAATGGTGGCAGGAATACCAGTGGACTAGACCCGTGCTGCGAAACACGCCGCCCCTGAAAGACGGATTCGAGTCGTCACCCTATTTCGGTATCCCCGCCACCTTTCCGAACCTTCACAGGATTTCCGCCACGGAACCACCGCATCACCAACGGTAAAGCCATGGCCAAGAATTCTGTGTGCAAGGCAACCCTGACCGGACTGAACTGCCAGCCAGGACCCCCTGCACCTCCCATCATGCCCCGTCAGCACCCGCGTATCTTCGGGGAGTTTCCATTAACAAACCGCCCGTCCTGGTTCACAATCTGTGTACCCAACACCGTTCCACCCACGGGGGATTACCCACATGCACAAGCAAGCCCTGCACGACTTCCTCAAAGAACGACGAGCCCGCGTCACCCCAAAATCTGTTGGCCTCCCCGAACCCACCGGCCCAGGACGCCGCACCCCCGGCCTCTCCCAACAAAACATCGACCACCTACTCCACTCCAGCGTCCACACCTACTACCGGCTCGAAACCGGCAAAACCCCCCGCGTAAAACCCGACTACCTCCGCGCCCTCGCCCAACTCCTCGCACTCAACGAACACGAATGGGTCCTCCTCCACCGATACGCCCTCGAACAAGAACCCCCCGCACCCCTCCACCCCGACGCCGGCTACCTCATCCCCACCCCATGGCAACGGGCCGTAGACGGCATCACCCGCGACATGGCCTACGTCGGAGACGCAGCCTGGAACGTCGTCGCCTACAACGACCTATGGCGGACCATGTTCCCGTCCGGGCAAGTCCCCGCGAACACCATGCGGTGGATGTGCCTGTCCGACGAAGCGCGCACCGTCCTCACCGACTGGGACACCCAATGGGCGCCCCGCGTCCTCCCCCAACTCCGCGGTGCGGTTGCCATGCGCCGCGACCCCACCCTCCTCCAGATCGAGCAGGACGTCCTCAACGACCCGATCGCCGGCCCCCTGTACGAAGCCCGCGGTGTCACCCTCCACCCCGACGGCGACGAACGACCCCTTCACCATGCGGCGCACGGGCCCGGTTGGGTCACCATGTGCTCCGCGACCCCGGAGTCCGCCCCCGGCGCCCGACTGATGATCCTGCTGTTCTCGAAGACGAAGCGCGGGACACCACCCGGCCCCCCTCTCCGGGCTGTTACCCCTGGTCACATAGGTAACGAATAACCCACCAGGGGCAGCAATCAGGCCACCACGGGCTATTTTGAGCAATCCGTGCCTAGCCCGTGGAGGTCCCGTGCCCGCCCCCGCCTACGTCACCACCCCGCAGGTCACCCTCCCCCCACACAAGATCACCACCAGCGAAATCCTCGACGACATCCGGCACCACCACCCCGACCACCCCCGGCTCCCCGTCATCCTCCGCGCCATCACCAACAGTGGCGTCACCACCCGCCACTACACCCGGCCCCTCCACTCCCCCACCGTCAACGGCACCGCGGACGTCCACGAACGCACCCAAGCCGCATTCGACGACGCCCTCGACATGGCCACCCAGGCCGCCGCCCAGGCCCTCACCCACGCCGGGCTCACCCCCGCCGACATCGACGCGGTCGTCACATCCCACGCCACCGGCTGGTCCGTCCCCAACCTCGACGTGCACCTCATAGCCCGCCTCGGCCTGAATCCCACCACCCGCCGGCTCCCCATGACCACACTCGCTTGCGCCGGCGGTGTCCACTCCCTGATCCGCGCCCACGACCACGTCACCGCCCACCCCGACGCCAGGGTGCTGGTGGTGGCGACGGAGGCACTGTCGACGTCGTACAACCATGCCGACACCAGCATCCCCAGCATGATCTACAAGGCGTTGTTCGCGGACTCGGCGGCCGCGACCATCGTCACCGCGGAACCCCTCCAGCCTGGTCTCCGTATCACCGACACCCTGGAGTACTGGCTCCCTGACAGTCTCGACCGGTACGCGGGGCGCCTCGACACCACGGGCATGCACTTCGACTCCACCCGCCAAGCCCCCGCCAGCGCAGCACAAACCATGCCCGCCCTCCGGGAGTGGCTCGGGCCCCGCATCGTCGACTGGGCGGTCATCCACCCCGGCGGGCCCAGCATCATCCACGACGTCGCCACGGCTCTCGGCCTCGACGACGTAGACGCACACCACTCCTACGCGTCTCTCGCCGAGTGCGGCAACCTGGGTGGGGCGTCCGTTCTCGACGTCCTCGCCCGCACCCACACCACCCCGCCCCACGCTGACGCGGTGGGGGTCATGGCCGCGTTCGGGCCGGGCTTCACCCTGTCCGCGATCCGCGGCACCTGGCACGCCTGAGAAACGCGCACGACAACGCCCCCGCCCGGCCGAAGCCGAACGGGGGTGCAGGCTGCTATGGGGTGCTGTGCTGCCTTGTCGGGACTGCGGTATGCCGGGGCTCGGGGAGGGGGGACTGCCCTCGGCCGCGGGTCGTCCAGATGCCCGTGCGGGTCGGTTACCGACTCGACAGGTCCTCACGGGGCGTGCGGTTGCCCTTGCCGGGGCGGGAGTCCAGGGCGTCGCGGACCTCTCCGGAACGGAAGTAGGCCTGCGGGCGCCCGGACTCCGGGTTCGGGCCGTAGTGGAACGGCTTCACGCCGAGCCGGGACATCGCCTTGGAGGCAGCCTTGGCCGGCTCCTTCGCCGTGGAACGCATCTCGTCGCGGCCGATGGCCTCCAGCGTCAGCGGGTCGTGGCGCTCGATGATCTCGTCCAGGGAGACGTCTTCCAGGCACCCCGCGATGTCCAGGCCGCCGTACTCGTCGGTCGGGTAGTCGTCGAACTCGCCTTCCTCCGGGTGAGCGGGGCCGATGAACTCGTCCCCGCACAGCGACACGTCCGCCGGCAGGGCCCGCTCGATCGCGGCCCGGTACGCGCGCTGGATCTCGCCCAGGGCCCCGGACTTCTCCAGCAGCTCCTGCCAGTCGGGGTCCCCGGTGCCGATGTGGTCGGTGACGTCGGCGTCCGGGCTGGTCGAGAAGGTGCTGACCTTGCTGCTCCAGGTGCCGTAGCTGGCGGTGGTGTAGCTCATGGCGGGCTCCTTCGTGTGTCCTCTTGGCGATGACTCCATAATGCCGTACGTACGGCATTATGGCAAGAGGGGCCACCCGAGAAGTAGGAGCCAAGCACTTACAGGTCCAGCACCGCCCACACCCGGCGCCCGTCCTCCGCCGTGTCCACCCCACACGACACCGCACCCAAAGCGGCCAGCCCCGACAGCACCTCACCCCCACCCGCGGTCAGCCCCGACCGGTGCGACAACGCCACGATCAACGCCTGCCGGTCCTGGTCCGCCAGGTGTACGGACACCCGCCGGCCACCGTCCGCGACCGCGGTCCGCACCAGCAGCCCCGTCAGCCCCTCCGCCACCCGGTCCGCCTCCCGATACCCCCACTCGTGCAACCGGCCCAGGACAAACCCCGCAGCCTTCCCCGCGGCCCACGGGGCGGCCTCCAGGCACCAGTTCGCCGCCCGCCGGTTCCGAACCTCCATACGCGCCCGCGCCGGGCCCGTGACGGCCGTCTCAGGGCGCGGCGGGGAGATTGGGCGCTTCGGTGGGGGTGGGGTCTTCGGCGGGTAGTCCGGGGTGTGCTCGACAGTCATGAGGGCTCCCAGGATCGGCGGAGGCCGCTCATCGTAGGGTCGCCGTCACCCCGAGGGGCCGGAAACGGTGAGGGCGGCCCGCTACGTCGAGGCCAGCTCGGTCTCGGGCCGGCAGATCTCGCACGGTTGGATATCCGGTTCCGCCAGGGCGACCATGGCGTCCTCGCGGTTGATGAACCCGCCACCGCCCGAGTTGAACAGGGTGCAGTTCCCCCGATGCAGCAGGGCTGTCGCGTTGGAACGCTGCGGTTGGATCTTCCACAACATTTCAGCCCGCGCCTGCTCCCGGCGGCGCCGCGCTTGTTCCTCCTGCACCTCCAGATCCCGGATACGGCCACGAACCTGCCGCAACTGGTACTCCAGCCACTCGGCCAACGCCCGGTTCTTCTCCAGCGGGGTCGGCTCCCGGTACGGCTGGTCGAGCTCGTCAGGCCCCGGCCAGTCAGACACCGGTGGTCTTCTTCGCGGGGAGCAACGCCCGGCAGGCCGGGCAGAGGGGGTTGCCGCCGTGCCCGTACCGGTGGGTGGGCTGTCGGCAGGTGGCACAGGGCCCGGTCTGGGTACTCATACGCCCAGCGTACGACCGGTACGGGCGGTGACCTGCGGCAACCCCCAGGGCGCACGAAAGCGGCCCGTCGCACCAAAGTTATGTTGCGCAACACACAACTTCGCTAGAGTGGGACTCGTGAAAACCGCACCCGGACCACTCCTCAAGGCCCTCACCGACCTCTGGTCCCACGCCCAGGCCAAACACCCCGAACTCCCCCCGGTCCGAATCGGCATCATCACAAGCGCACCCCCCGTCAGCCACGAAGCCATCCGCTGGGAAGACCACGAAGGCCGCGACCCGCTGCTCGCCATCAGCCGTGACACCCTCCGCGCAGGCCACACCGAAGCCCTTGAGTACGTGCTGCACGAGGCAGCCCACCTGCTCTGCTGGCGCAGAGGACTGGTCGACACCGTCACGCGTGGCGTCTACCACAACGCCCGATACCTGAGCGTCGCCGTAGAGATCGGCCTGGAATGGCCGACAGGAGCCAAGCGCACGCCAGGACGCGGGTTCTTCAACCCCAGACTGACGACGGCCACCAAGGGCGAATACCAGAGCAACCTTCGCGCGCTCGCCGACGTCCTACCCCTCGTACTCCCACACCTCGACCTGCCTGACCCGCACCGCAACAAAACGCCCTCCCGGATCACGCTCGTCTGCCAGTGCCCAGAGCCACGCCGATTCCAAATCTCCCCCACCGTTGCCGAGCAGGGCCCCATCGTCTGCGGAGTATGCCGAGCAGACTTTGCCGACCCTGCCAGCCCCTGAACGCGCGAAAGCGGGCTGCCACCCCGTGAAGGATGACGGCCCGCCCTGCTGCTCTCTGCGCCCCCAGGCTGCGCCCACCGTACGCCTCAGCCGGCGTCCTCGTTCAGGGTCTCGACAGCGCGTACTGCAGCCCGGTATCGGCGGGCCTTCGCGACAGCCGCGTCATCCCAACCGTGCAACCGCTGCATCTCCTCCAGCGCCCCGTGCACGCACGTCTCGTCGTGTGTCTCCTGCTCGCAGTCCCAGCCGCACAGAACAGCCCACAGCCACGCGTCGACCCGGTACTCACCCCAGTCCCGGGAACTGGTGGACAGGAGGCGGACCAGCCCCTCGAACATCGGGGCCAGCGTCTGGAGCGTCTCCTCTGCGGCCGCAAGGCGTTCTCGCAGCATGTCCGGATCATCGTCCTTCGGTAGCGCGGCGTCCTTCCCGGCCCTGCCCAACAGGTAGTCGATGCCTTCGACGGTCCGCCACACGTCCATGTGCTCCGGGTACAACTGGAACGCCTCGGCGCGCTCGCGCAGCACTTCCTCGGTCAGGCCGGTGGACGCGATGAGCTGGGCACGCTGCGCCTGCAACTCGGCAGGAGTCTTCTCCGTCATGCCGTGGCCTCCGTGCCGTTGAGAGCGTCGATGGTCGGGCAGGGGTGCGGGATGAACGCCACCCACTCCTCCGCCGCGGGGCCCGTGCTGCGGCGCACAGAGCACTCACCGCACCAGGCCTGCCCCATGTGCTGCACAGGCGCGTGAAGGGCCGCGACGCGCGTCCTGACGCCCGTGTCGGGGAGCTCGGGCTCGCGCTCCGTGGGCTGGTCGTAGGCGCTGATCGTGACCCGCGGCGGCCGCCCCGCCAGACCCTCCTCCCGCCCCCACCGGAACAAGGCATCGGCCTGCTCGTACAAGTCCCGCCAATCCGGGGTCCGGCACAGCGCGCACAGTCGGACGGACAAGGGGTGCCCGCCGAGCATGCGGACTTCATAGGCGTGGTCGCACACAGACTGCGCGGACTGAGGCTCGGTCATGCTGCTGTCTCCTTGCCAAGGTGCTCGTTGATGGCGTCCCGGAGTTCCCGGAGTGCCTCTGTGCTGATCCCGATGTCCGCCGACCACACCTGCGTGTCCAGGTAGTCGATCTCCGGGAAGTGGATGTGGACGCCGTCGTCGTCCTCGGGGTCGTTGGCGACGATCCGCACCCCTTGTGGGCCACAGTCCGGGGCCGGGCAGGCGTGCCGGTGGCCGCGGTGCGTCTCCAGGCCGCCGTACACGCCGGGGCCTTGGTGGGTGGTCTCCTGCCCGGTCATGCTGCGGTCTCCTTGGGGTTGTAGGTGTCGATGGCGGGCACGGTGACGACACGGCGCCCGTTGTGCCGGTTCGGCCAGTACGCGGCCGGGTTGTACGAGGCGGGCTTCCCGGACTGGGGGCAGCGGGGTTGGCCGTGCGCCCAGTACCGGCCGTGGGGGGTTATCGCGGTGCGGCGGCCGCAGTGGGGGCACGACCGGCGGGCGGTCACTCGGCACCGCCCAGGTCGCCGCCGCCGAGGACGAGACGCAGACGCGCCTTCTGCGGGACCGGGTCCCGGCCAGGCACAGGCCAGTCATCCGCGCGCAGGCCGTACGCCTTCGGCGGCTCCCACGCCTGAGTCGTTGCCCACCGGTACATCCACAGCCAGTCCGAGTCGAAGTACGACGGAAGCAGGCCACCGCTGTTCGGAACCGGTGGGGGCGCGGCCGCGTTCTGCTCGGCCACCTGGTCGGCGACACGGTGAAGGTGATCTCGATGCCGGGCACAGAAAAAGTGGTTGGTGTGCCACCCGGTAATCGGGTCCTTCTCCACCACCTTGTCGTGCGTCTTCTCGCCGCAGACCTTCATCTGGTTACGGAAGTCGTCCGGCCCGTCAGGGTGCATTCGAACGCGGGGACCTCGGCATCGCTGGTTCAGCCGGTCGCTGCCCCACCGATGGTCGGGCGGCAGGTAGCAGGGGAGGTCGTGGCGGATGCGGCTACGAAGCCCGTTCCAGTCGGCGACGGAGGGGCCGATGGCGTTGCAGATTGCCCGCCACACGTTGGTGTCCTCGTCCAAGGGGGCCATGGTGATGGCGTAGGCGGCCGCGAGGAGGAGCTGCCGCGACTGGGTGTCGGCGCGGTCGTCCTGGTAGATGCGGTGAGCGATTGCGGCGAACTCTCCGCCGTTGCCGCCTCCGGTGCGCTTGGGGCGACGCTTCTTGACGGGCATCTGGTGGGCGTGAGCGAGGTGGAGCGCTGCTCCCATGACGTTCTCCTACGTGATGTGACGGTGGGTGGCTACCGTCCGGCGGTGGGCGCACCCCGGCCGATGGCGGTGTCTAAGATGTCCGGTTCCGGCGGGTGAAATGGGAAGACCAACCGCCCGACGCTGTCACGCTGCGTGTATCAACCCGCTTCACGCCAACCCTGATTCGCCCCCTCCGGCACAACCACGTCGTCCAGGTTCAGCAACCCCAACCGCAACGCGACCGCGACCGCCTGCGCCCGGTCCCCAACCCGCAGCTTCCGGAACGCGGACTGCATCCGAGACGCCACCGCCTCCGCACCAACCCCCAGCGTGTGGGCGATGGCCCGGTTCGTGGCCCCGTTCGCGGCGAGGCGCAGCACGGCTATCTCGCGGGCGGTGATGTACGTGCGGGCGTCTTTTGGCCGGCGGGCCAGGGTGCGGGTGGGGTTGAGAGAGGCCGTGGGCCCGCCACCCGAAGGCGACGGGCCCACGTGGGCAGGGGCGGTCACCGGAGTGGCTCCCCGGCTCGGGCCTTAGCGGTCTCGATGACCTCAATCTGCTTTTCGACCGGGAGTTCGTCGAGGAACTGGGCGTCGCCGTAGGCGGCGTGCTTGGAGGCGAGGGCCTCGGCTTCGCTGGTGGCGGTGAAGGCGACCCAGGCGGCGGTGCACCAGGGGGTGCCGTCCTTCGGGAAGCGGTGGAGGTTGCCGTGGTCGAAGCACCAGGCGTAGGTGGTGGGCGGGAGTTGGTGGGCGTCGCACGATTCGCCGGGGCCGAGGGGCAGCCTGAGGCAGGTGCAGGGCTTCGTGGTCACGTGTCCTCCAGGACGTATCCGGTGCGGCGAGCCTTCCCGTCGCGGGTGGTGGCCGTGGCGTGGAGCCGGTCGGCTCGCATCCAGCGGGGGCGGATCTCACGCCCGTCACGGGTGAGGGTGACGACATAGACCTTCCGCATGCCGTCGATGTCGGTGGCACCGATCGGTGCGTTGGTGATCCGGATGCGGGTGGGTCCGTCGGCGGGGTGGTGGCGGTTGCTGAGGCTGCGGTAGGTCTGACCGGGCTGGATCATCGCGGGGGTTCCTTCGGGGTGTGTTCGGTGCACCGGATCCCGACGCGGGGCAGCATGAACGCCAAGATCGGCCACCGGGTGAACCGGGTACCGCACCGGCAGCACGTGTACACCCGATACGACTTCGGCTTCTCCATGTCGATGGCGACCGCGTGGCAGTCGGGGCACCGGTGGGGTTTGTCGGTGTTCCAGCGGACGGTGGGGTCAGGCTCGGGGGCCATGTCGGTCATGGTCAGGTCTCCTTGTCGGGGGTGAGGTGTGTGGCGTAGGCGATGAGGAGGGTGGTGATGGTGGTGGCGAGCACCGGAAGCCAGATCACCGGGTCGACCTTTGGGGGCAGCCGATGCGGTGCCAGATCCGGGTTCCAGCGGCGGGTGCCGGCGCCCCGCAGTCCTGGCACTCGGCCGGGCAGGTGCAGTCCGGGGAGTCGGGGACCCGGCACGGGGCGGGATGGTCCGCACGCATCGCGTCCAGGCCAGCCAGGCCCTCGGCCAGCTCGTCCGCAACGCGGGCGTCGGACGGAGTGTCGGCGTTCAGCCCGAGTGCGTCGAGGAGCAGGTCGGTGTCGACGGTGGAGTTGCACTTGTCGTCGGCTTCCTCGGCCAAGCGCTCCACGGCGGTCAGACGGGACTCGGCGGTGTCGCGGTGGCGGCGGAGGGCATTCATGGCGCGCGTGTTCTCCGCCAGCTCGGCGGTCGCGTCGGACAACTCTCCGCGCAGCCGGGCGATCTCGGCCAGAAGGTCTCCCAGCGCCTCGCGCCGCATCACAGCCGCGCGATCGGTCAGACGAGCGAGCTCTTCGTGCCAGATACGGATCATGCGCTCGCGATCCGGGGTCATCGGGGTGTCGGTCATGGTGTGCTCCAAACTGTGCGGCGGGTGTTGGGTCAGGAGGTGAAGAGCGGTGCGCTGCGGACACTGCGCCGCGTCCAGCACCACCGGGCGCCCTTCTCCGGGCGGCGGGCCATCAACCGCCACTCGCCGGGGCGCTCGGACCAGCGGAACAGGCGGTCGTCGTTGATGTAGAGCCGCTTCTCACGTGCGAGAGCCATCTCCTGCGCGGCCGCCAAGTCGGTGGCCACGGCGGTGGGGGAAGCCCCGATCATCACGATGTAGGCGGTGGGCCGTCCGGGCATGGTGTGCTCCTCAACGAATCGGCAGGCGGGGTCAGGCGGCGGTGTCGAGGTGTGCAGTGAGCGCTACCGGGGTGTTCACGGCAGTCACCCGCACCCGGTAGTCACGGGCGTCGTACCCGGCCCCGAACCGGTTCCACTCGTCGGCGTTCTGCACCGCAACCTCGGCCAGCAACCACGCACGTACCGTGCTGGCCTGGTCGTCGGGCACGGTGTGGACGGTGCCGGGGACGGTGTACCCGTCCGGGTCGAGGAGGCGAAGTTCGAACATGATGGGGGCCTTTTCGGGGAGTCGGGCTTTGCGGGGAAGCCCTCGTTGGCGTGGCTAGTACGCGGTGACAAGCGTCCGGTAGTTGCGAATCGTGTAGCCCCACACGTCGGCGTGCCCGCCCCGCTTTACCGCGGCGGTCAGAAGCTCGCGCTGCACCTCCAGGACGTCCTCGGCTGCAACGCGCCGGCGGACCAGGTTCGGAACGGTGTAGCCGTTGCCGCGCTCAATGACCCGCACCTCGTACAGGGGCTTCACGGGCAAGGCGGCGGGGCCGAACACGACGTAGGCGATGAACCCGAGGGTGGGGTCGCCGACGGTACGGATCGCGGCGGTCAGGCGGTTCAGTTCGGCGTTCTCGGCGTCCAGCTCGTCGGCGATGAGGGCGGCGCGAGTCTGGGCGTGGGCGAGCTGACCGGCGGTGTTCCAGGCCGCCTCGGGGCTGTGGAAGAGGCCGATGGCGATCCGGCCGGTGAGGGCGGCGATCTCGCGGTTGAGGGTGGCGAGTTCGGTGGTGAGGTCGCGGTCGGTGTGGTGTCCGAGGTTGTCGATCACGGGGTGCCCCCTGGAGTGGTCCGGTGCGCTGTAGACACCACCATACCCGCAAACGTATTGCGTGAGCAAGACGTTAGATGGTGTTTGGGTATGCGGGAGGCCCGGCCCCACTCAGGACCGGGCCCCACACTTCACACCACCTCAGAACGGAGGCTCGTCCGAATACCCCCCACCCTCCTGACCCCACCCGTCACCCGCCGGCCGCTGCACCCCCGGCGCGTTCGACGACCACGGATCCTCCGCACTCCGCTGACCCTGCTGCTGCCGAGCCTCCCGATACGCCTGCTGCCCCTGCCCCGACGAAACCCTCGTCACCTTCGCCGTCGCACTCTTCAGACTGGGCCCCACCTCGTGCACATCCACCTCGTACACCATGCGCTTCTGCCCATCCTTCTCATACGACCGCTGCTTCAGCTGCCCCTGCACAATGACCCGCATACCACGCTGAAGCGTCTCCGCAGCATGCTCCGCCTGCTGACGCCACACCGAGCACGACAGGAACAGGCCCTCCCCGTCCCTCCACTCATTCGCCTGCTTGTCGAACACCCGCGGCGTCGATGCCACCCGAAACTTCGCCACCGCAGCGCCGCCCGGGGTGAATGACAGGTGAGGATCGTCTACGAGATTGCCGCAAACCGTGATGACCGTTTCGCCGCTCATGCCGCTTCCTCCACACTCTTCTTCGAACCACTGAAACCAGCCTGCTTCCCCGCCCACAACACCCGCGTTGACTCCCCCGGCTTGTTCTCCCGCGGCCGCCGAATCGGACCCCCCACGTCCTTGTACGACTGACCCGACAACAGCCCCGTGACCGTCTTCCGGGCCACACCCACCTGCATCGCCAACTCCAAGTCCGTGACCCCGCCGGCCGCTGAACGCTCACGCAGCTTCACCACCTGCTCATCCGACAACACCCGCGACCCGCTACGTCGGGCACCCATGTCAGGAAACGTGAACCCCTTGTCGGCACACACCTTCCGGGCCCGGCTCACAAACACCGACGTGGCACCCTTCGCCAGGCCATGCATCCGGTCAAAGTCCAGGTACGACATCCCCGCTCGAACACCACGGGCAACGGCTTCCAGCCGCTCCTGCGGGAGGACTTCACCGTCCGCACCACTCAGGTACCGGGCGACAGCCTCCTCGCCGATGTCAGCACCCCACACACTCGCCAGCGGTGCGGTCTGGGCAGAAGAAGGCCGCCCGTGGATGGCCCTCCGTTCCCGCTCGTCCAGGCCTCCCCACACACCCGTGTCCTGCCCGGTCTTCAAAGCCCAGTCCAGGCACTGCTGCCGCACCGGGCACCACCCGCACACCTCCTTGGCCTGCGTGGCCTTCTCGGCTTCGCTGCTGGTCGGGAAGAACAGTTCGGGGTCGACTTCGGCGCAGGCGCTGCGGGACCGCCAGTCGCTGCTCTCGCGGGTTGATACGGCAGATGTCGTACTACGGCGGTTGGGAACGGTCTGGGTGGTCATGTCGGGTCTCCGAGGGTGTAGAGGCGGATGATGGCGCCGGGCTGATCGAGGGCGTCGGGGTGCTCGCCGGGGTAGACCTTGCGGGTGTGGGATTCGATGACTCGGCCGTCGTCCTCCCAGGCCCCTGACGTCGTGATGGCGTCGTACGTACTGCGCTCCAGCTTGTCGATGTCGGGGCTGACGGCGGGGTAGGTGCGGCGGCGCTTGGGGGCGCTGGTGGGTTTGGGCATGGTGAAGGTGATGTCGGCGCGTACGGGGCCGGTGAGGTGGTGGGCTTCCCCGGTGAGAAGTGCGGCCTGAATGGCGGTGGCGACCTTGTCGCGCCAGGGCTTGACCTTGGCGGACGACTCCCGCATGAGGGGGATGTTTTTGCCGGTCTTGCGGCTCCTCCCCCACCCGGCGGGGGACTTACTGCCTTGCGGTCCTGCGAGGCCGTGGACGGTGATGCAGAGGCGTGGGGTGGGGTTCCAGGCGTAGGTGCCGGTGAGGGCGGGGGCGGTGGTCACTGGGCACCGCCAAGGATCCGTCGCGCCACGGCAAGGGCGGACGGGTCGAGCAGATTGGCGACGGGTGCGGTCGCGTCCCTCAGTCGCTCGGCTGCCGAGTCCAGCCAGTCGGCAACGACGAGGCCGGTCGCCGGGCCGACGAGAGCCAGGTAGGAGTTCACGCGCTCCAGACGGGCGGCGTAGGTCTCGATGAGAACGGACGGCTGTTTCTGGTCGTCGACGACGACGGGGCTGCGGCTGCCGAGGGTGTGGCCGGTGGTCCAGGTGGTTCGGCCTTCGTGGATTGCGGCGGTGGCCTTGTCGCGGAGGAGGGAGGCGGCGGCCTGAAGTTCTTCGGTCGGGTTGATGGTGGTCACGGGGTGGTCTCCCGGGTTTGGGTGATGGCGATGGTGAGGGGGACGGCTCCGTCGGCGTTGGCGGCGCAGTACACCCACTGGGTGCCGGTGAGGTGGGCGTGTTCGTGGTGGGCGTGGTCGACGTACATGTGGGTGGGGAGCGCGTTGTTGGCCTGGGTGAGGAATGCGGTGGGGTTGTGGTGGCCGAGGCGGATGAGGTTGCCGTTCCAGATGCGGAGGCCGGGGTGGGCGGTCCAGGGGCGGCCGAGTTGGTTGTCGCCGTGTTCGGCGAGGACGCGGGCGTTGATGCTGGCCTGAGTGGCGGCGGCGCCGAGGATGACGAGGTACATCTGGTCGGGGCGGGTGTCGGTGCTCACGACTTCAGCTCCTTGGCAGCAGGGGTGGGCTGACAGCAGACGCAGGACGGCAGACACGGGCACTCGTCCTCGTAGCCGTCGGGGTGTACGCAGATGGCATGCTTCTTGTGCTCGGCAAGCTGGCTCTCCAGCTCGGCTACTCGGGCTTCGGCCTGCTGCCGGAACTGGTGAGGGGTCGGGCACTCGCGGCGCTGGACGGTGACGGTGTAGCCCTGACCGGTCTGACCGTCGGTCATCTCCATCTCGACGTAGTTCGAAGCGCCGTGGCCGTCGAGGACGCCGCGCATCCCGGCGGCGAAGATCTGGACCATCTCGGTGGCCTCGGCGAGTTCGAGGGTGGCGACTCCGTCGCGGATGGTGAGGGAGCGCATCATCGTGCCGTCGACGAGGATTTCGGCGGCGAGGTCGCCGAGTGCGTCGAGAGCGATGTCGGCGGCGAGCGGCAGGTTCGGTTTGCGGCCGGGGCGACGCCACGCGGGCCATGTCTCGGTGAGACGGTCCTGGATGAGGTTGCGGGCTCGGGTGCGGCGGGCCTCGCGCTGTTCTTCGGTCAGCTCGTTCACGGCTGGGGGTGCTCCTTCGGCTGGTGGTCGTTGTCGGCGCGGAGGTCGGTGACGTCGAGGGCTTGGGTTTCGGCGGCGGTGGTGGCTGCCTGGTGAAGGGTGAGGATGCGGTGCCCGCCGTGAGGGTGGGTGCACTGGCCGGCGGCTTGGGTGGCGGCGTTGAGGTGTTGTGCGGTGGTGATGTTGACGGTGTGGTGGGCGCCTTGGGTGCAGGGGATGTGTGCGGTGAATACGGGGGTGCCGGGGGTGTGGGTGAGGTGGGTTCCGTTGGGGAGGGTTGCGGTGTGGGTTCCGTCGGGGTGGTGCGCCCAGGCGGTTATGGGGGTCACGGGGAGCCCGGCGAGGCGGGCGGTGTAGGCGGTGTGGATTTGCTGGTCGGTGATGAAGTCGGGGTGGAGAGGTCGGATGGGGAGGGCCGCGGGGGCGGGCTTCGCGGGGGTGCGGGTCTTGGTGCTGGACTTGCGGCTCACGGCTGGTCTCCGTCCGGCGGGTCGTGCGGGTCGGTGTTGGTGGTGCCGGTGCCGTGCTGGGAGGCGCAGATCATGGCGAGTGCGATGAGTCCCAGCACGGCGGCGATGGCGGCGGGTGCGGTGGGCGGCCAGGTCACGGGGTGGCGGCGCCCGTCCACTCGCCGTGGCGCACCGTGCGCTGGACGAGGTGGGCTGTGGGGTACATGTCGAGGTAGCGGGACACGCGGGCTTCGGCCTCTTCGCGGCTGCTGGTCGGCGTGTGGACTTCGATCTCGTCCTGGTCGGCGGACTTGAACGCGGTGCCGTACTCGATTGCGTCCGGCTTCAGCTGCCCGGCCGGGGGGCCGAGACGCTCGAAAAGTCCGACAAGTCCAGCGGTGATGTCCTTCTTGCTGCTGGCGGCCTCACCTGCCGGGTCGTAGTCCGCGTACGCGTCGAGCCAGTTGATGGCGTCGTCGTCGTAACCGGCGCTCTCCATCAGGCGGGCTGCCTCGTGCAGCCAGTTCCGCTGGAGCTCGTGCAGGAGACGCCGGGCGTCCGGCTCGCCGTTCTTCATGGACTGGACGGAGGTCATCAGCTCGATGGCCAACTGCTCCGGCGTCTTGATCTCGCGGGCGCTCATCGGCCGGTCTCCCAGGCGTTGTGGGTGGTGGCGATGCGGTGCGCCCAGTCGTAGGCCTGCCAGTCGGTGAGCTGCGCCCGGTACCCGGCGAGGAACGCCGTGGTGTAGGTGGTGCCGGAGACGGTGGGGTCGGTCATCCACTCCAGGCGGGTTTCGAGGGTGTCGAGGGGGGTGCCGTCCGCGATGGCGTCGTAGGCGGTGGCACGCCCGTGGGCGTGGTCGGGGTTGTTCGGGTCGTCAAGGGTGTCGAGGGCGATGGTGAGGATGCTCATCAGGCGGCGCTCCGTTCGGTGTTCGCAATGGGGGTGAGGTCGCCGAGTTCGGCGGTGAGGTAGGCCTCGGACGCCCAGACAAGCGGGCGGATCTTGGCCGGGTCGAGGTGGGCGGGGACGAAGTAGCGGTCGCCGGTGCTGTTGGTTCCGGCGAGGCGCCACTGCTTGCCCTCGGGGGTCTGGAAGTACTCGGTGGTGGTGGCGGGGGTGTACGGCATGGGTGTCTCCGGGTTCGGCGGTACGGGGGTTGGGCACCCGGCCCCGAGGGGCTACTGCGCACCCTGTGGGTGTGGTGCTCGACTCGGGGCCGGGGTGTTCCCGGTCCTGCCTGTCTGCAGCGGGCAGGACCGGGAGTTGGGGGTCAGTCCTCGACGGGGCGGGGGTGTTCGTCGGCGCAGTCGGGGCACTGGAGGCGGCCGAGGTTGTAGCCGTTGGATTCCTCGGTGACGAGGGCGTCGGGGGCGTCGGCGTCGAAGATGCGGTCGCAGTAGCAGGCCGGGCAGGCGCACTTGCGGATGTCGTTGTGTCGGGCGCCGGTGATGCCGGTGACCGCGATGAGGGCGGTCATGAGGGTGTTGTACTCGGTGGCGTTGGCGGTGTTGTCGGCCTGGGTGAGGAGGTGGTCGACGAGGTCCTGCGTACCGGTGGGGAGGGCGTCGTAGTTGACGGTGGCCTGGTTTTGGGTGTGCGTCATCACGGCGTGGGCCATGGTGTGCTCCTGGTGTGGGTACTCCGGGAGGGTGGTGGCCCTCTCGTTGTCGGCACAACCACAGTACCCATAAACATCTGGCACAGGCAAGACGTTAGACGGTATTGGGGTATGCGAAAGCCCCCCACCCGCGAACCAGAAGGCTCAAGGTGAGGGGCAGCCAGAAGGCGAAGGCGTCAGATCTCGCCGGCCAGCACAGCATCCCGGTGCGCCAGCAGAATGTCGCTGTACGAGACGTGCACACTCCCCCGATGACCCCGGACCGTGAGCAGGTCGTCCTTCCGGATCCACGTCTTGATGTGGCGGAGGGTTGCGGGGTGCCCGGTGGACTTCAGCAAGTCGTAGATCTCCCGCAGGGGCATGAGGTCACCGGCGGGGCTGTACGGGATGAGCGGGTCGATAGCCACAGGCGTGCTCCCGGTGTCGACTGGCCATCGTTCGCAGCTCCGGCGGCCGAAACAGGGGTGTGGACCCATAGGGTCCGGTTGTGCTGGTGATGTGTGTGGGTGGTGCTGGTACTACGTAGACGAGCAGGTGGGCCGTCAGGTTGCACGGGATGTCACAGCACTTTTTGCCGCGATGTGCTCGCGGGCGAGCCGCTCCAGCGTCCAAGCGTGGGATAGGCCCTTGGTGTTGACGCAGTAGTGGTTCACGCAGACCGCCTTCCTCCTCTCCTCCCGCCAGATCAGCCCCCAGCATCCGCATTCGGGGCAGGGATGCTTGCTGACGACAGTGGTGTCGCCGGCGGCGATGGCGTGCTCTAGGCCCTGCCGGTAGATCAAGGCCTCGCGTGCCCGCTGGCGGTGCTCGTCAAGGTGTGCGGTGTGCTCGCGCGCCCAGTCGTACAGGCCAAGGAGGGGCCCGGCGTACGGATCAATGCCGGGCACCGCAGCCTGGGTGTGCTTGATCATCCTGGCGACTGCGGTAGCCATGTAGTCGAGGGTGTCGAGATTGATGGGCGCGGCTGCCTCGGTGCGGGTGGCGGTGCGCCCGGTGGGATCGGGGCGGGTGCGCTGGTACTGAGTGAACTCCGCCTGGAGGAGGCGGAGCCGGTTTTCGGTGGTGGTGTCGTCTCCCAGCATGGTGTCCCCGTCCCGTATTCCGGCCTGGGGCGCGGTGCGTGACGGTGTGTGAGCCGGGCGCGCGCCGGTGGCCGGAGGATGCTCTTCCGGGTGTTTCCGGACGCCCCATCATGGCACGAACTAGTCACTTGTTGAACGGAAAGTGTTAGATGATCAACGGTGCGTGTGTGCTGGTAGCAGTGTTACCGCAGGTCCGCATGCAATTACCCGCGCCACATCTCACAGATGGTCGGGGGCGTCACGAAGCCCGTTGACCATTCCGGTGAGGTGCTGGTGCTCGGCTTCACCGACAAGGTCTTGGGCGCGGGACCCGTCGAGCATGAGCTGCACCAGGGTGAGGGTGGTGCGGTACGCGGCCGCGGTCGCCTCATCGGTGAGCGACGTTTCAGCGGCGAGGAAGAACGCTTCGGCGGTTTCAGCGAGACGCTGTTGCGGGGTGTCCACCGCAGATTCGGGTGGTGCGGGTTGGGGGGTGCGCCGTCCGCGCCCGGTGCGCGTGGTGAGGCGCCGGCCGAAGTGAATGACGTTGCCTGGGGGCCCCGTCACGGTGTGCTCGGGGTGTGCGGGCTCTGCGGATGAGGGCATGAGGCGGTGTCCGCTCCCTGGCAGTGGGGAAGGGGGGTTCCTGACGGTCCGGTGGCTCCCTGTCCGTGGGTCGTCGGGCCCCGGGGCGGCTGCCAGTTCCGTTGCCGGGGGGATCTACTGTCGCACCGTTCGGGGTGTGCGGGTAAGGGCGGGCTCATTCTTTGGATGGTGTCGGCTGGTGGAGGGTGCGGTCTTGGACAGTTCGGTGTGCGGGCATGAGGAAGCCCCCGGGGTTCGGGGGCCGGAGTTTTGCCGACAACGACCCGTCGCCCCGCCGGGGGCTTGAGACCTCGCGGGCATACCCGCCAGATGACGGTGATTGTACGCAGTGAACCTGCCGATGGGGTAGTCCCTGCGGGTATGTGGTGGCACCGGCCAGGGGTGGTGTGGGCGGGTTCTGACTCTCGTCGCCCGCGGGCCGGCGCGTGAGCGTCGCCGTGGGGCCTGGCGGGGGGCGTGTGGTTTCGACCGAAACCCGCCCCCACGACGAAAGCAGCCCCTCACCCGCCCGGCGTGGGCGGACAAGAGGCTGCTGTGTGCGGTGTTACGACGCGGTCGGCATCTTCTCCTGGAGATGCGCCACAAGACCTTCAAGGAAAGCTGGCGGCGCCGCAGCCATCAGGTCGGCGGCCACTTCTGCGGGGCTGCCGAGCCGGGCAAGGTAGCGGCGGATGGCACGTTGCCGCTGCTCGACGTCCAGGACGTCGAAGAGCTCGTCCATCGCCACCCGCCCGTCCGGGACGGCCGCAGGCGCAGGGGGTGACTGCGTTCCCCGCGGTTCCGGCAGAGCGGACGGCGGCCCCAGTGCAAGGGCATCGTTCGACCCGGTCTGGTTTACCGCGGTAAACCGGTCGGGCTCTGCGCTTGGAACTGGAGCCGGCGCAGGTTCGGCAAGCACGGCACTGGGCTTGGGTACTACCGGAGGTGTGACGCCGGGCTGGGCGGCCGTCACCCGAGGCCCAGGGGGCACGGCAGACTTTTGCGGTGCGCGGGCACGGGGCTGTGCTTTCACTTCCTGCCTACGCACCTCTTCCGCCGCCCATGCTGCGCCTTGCTCGTCGGCGGGTAGGCCGGCGATATCGCGGGCTACGCGAACCGGCATGTCTCCTGAGCTGACCAGGGCTTGAAGGTGCTCGGTGAGCTTCAGGAGCTTCCTCTGTTGACTGACCCACCCCTTCGACTTCTCGTAGTGCGCTGCCACCTGGTCCGCGCCACCGAGTTCAGCGACCATCGTCTCGATTCCCAGGGCCCGCTCGATGGGGTCGAGGTCCTCGCGGTCGTTGTTCTCGGACAGGACGGCGTCGAGGAAGTCGGCCCGGCTGTTGGCGACGTCCTCGTTGTGCACCACATTCAGGGTGGGAAGCCCTGCGGCGAGGGAGGCGCGGTAGCGGCGCTCCCCGTTCGCGATGACGTACGTCCTTGAGCCGACATGTTCTGCTTCGTCAGGCCATAGCTTCAAGTACGCGGCCCGGGACACTACGACGGCGGGTTGCAACTGCCGCTTCTTCAGGATCAGGCCGAAAGCTGCAAGGTCTTCGTCGGTGCCGAAGTTGCGCCGCGGGTTGAAACGGGTGGGGACGAGCTTGTCGAGTGTGATGGTGAGGAGTAGTGGGTCGCTGCGTCCGGGGACGACGTCGACTTTCGCGCCGGCGAGGGAGGCAAGGCTGGTGCGGCGGCCGGTCATCAGGCGCCACCGCCGTAGCCGAGTTCGATGGCGAGCCGGTAGAAGTCCTCCCGCGCCTTGAAGGAGGGTTTGTTCTCCTCGTACTGGGTGACGACACGCCCTTCGACGGAGGCCCTGGTGTGGACCTTGTAACGCCTTATGACGCTCTTGAGGCTCGTCCAGCCCTGTGCTTCGACGTACTCGCGGGTGTCCTCAAGGTCCGCTTTACCGTCCCGGGGGTCCCAGTTGTTGATGAGGACGTTGTACGGGAGGCCGGTGGGTTCGATGACTTTCTGGATGGTGCGGGCGGTCGGGTCGAACGCAAGACCTTCGGGAGGCAGGGGCACGATGACGTCGTGCGCGTACTTCAGGGCTTCGAGGAGGAGGTTCTCGTCCTGGAGGCTGCCGGGGGTGTCAATGAAGACGTGTTGGAGGGTGTCGGTTCCCTTGAGGACGTCGGCGACGACGGCGGCCAGGTTGAGGGTGACGGTGGTCTTGCCAACGCCACCCTTCTGGTTCGCGATGACGTGGACTCTGGCCCCGGAGTCTTTCAGGATGGCCAGGTTCTCCGGGGTTTCGTGTTCCTGAGAGAAGTCGAAGGGCAGGTCGGTGATCCTGTTCGCCCACCAGACTGTTGAGGCTTGGGGGTCGATGGATACGACGTGTACTGCTGCTGGCATGGGTGCTCCCGTGTGCTTTCCCGCGGGTTCCGGTACTTCGGGCACCGAGCATCATTCCAGACAGCGGGGGTCGTCTGGGAAGGACCCTGGGGGCGGGCGCGCCGTGGTTCTGGTTTACCGCGGTAAACCAGCGGGGCGTCATGCGGCCCCGAACGCGGTTCGTAGCGTTGCGTCGTCGATCGCGTACTTGCGGGCGATGGCGGCTTGCCGGACCTGCTCGGCGGTGTCGGTGGCCGCGGGGGCGAGGTCCTGCATGGCGGCGACTGTCTTGGCGAACGCGGTCTCGGGCTCCCGGGCGGCGTTCTGCTCCTGGGCTTGCATGGCCTCGAGGACTCGGGGGTCAACGGTGCGGGGTACCGGCTTGCGCACTGCGGCGAGGGCGGCTTGGTAGCCGGCGCAAGCAGCCTCACGGGTCTTGACCGGGCCCGGGGTGGCTGCGGAACCTGGTGCCACGGCTGCGGTTCGGCTCGGGGACTCCTCGCCCGGCAGGGCACCCACCGGCAGGACACGGATCGACCGGACGATGTCCTGGCCCAGCTTGTCGTTGATTTGCTTGCAGAGCTGGCCGCCGAGGAGTCGGAGTTGGGTGGCGTAGGCGGGGGATGAGGGGCGAAGGTCGAGGCGTCTGGCCTGCGGGTCGAAGTGGGCGGGCTCGACGCGGCCGACGTACTGGGGGCACAGCTCGGGCCACTGCTCAAGAAGGTCGCCGCCTTGGACGCCGACTTGCCAGCCGAGTTCCCCGGACACTGCGGCGAGGACACTGCCGAGGCCGGCGGGCTCGCGGCGCTCCCCGCGGGCAGGCCTGCGGGTGCGCACCTTGGGGGCGGCGCTGGGCTTGGTTTTGGATGCGGCGCGGGCGGCTTGGAAGGCGAGGCGGGCCAGGTCGGCACCGGACGCGGGCTGGTCGGTCACGGCTGCACCTCGGGCATGGCGAAGTAGTCCTCGGAGGTGACCCACACGCCGTCCGTCCGCATGGCCATCTCGCCAGATGTCAGGTCGTTGGCAAGGAACCTGGCCAGCTCTCCGGGGCTCAGGGGTGGCTCGCCGTCCGCGGTGAAGGAGGCGTTGAGGTGGTCGCGCATCTGGTCGTAGGTGAGCTGCCGTACCTGCCCATCGGAGCACAGCATGGGCAGGTGACCTACGGCGAGCGCCTGCTTGAGTGCCTCCAGGGTGGCCGGGAAGGCAGCGATCTCCGGGGAGGTGGGGCGGGTGCTTCGTGCGGCATGAGCCTTGGCCTGTCGCTGGACCTTGGCGGCCCTGCTGCTGGTGTTGCGCTTCTTCTTGCTGCTCATGGTGGTCTCCGGTCAGAAGGCGTTGGCGAGAGTGGGTTCGGGGTTGAGGCGCAGCAGTACGAGGGCCTGGTTGACGAGGTGGTGGGTGAGAAGCTGGCGGGCGCCCTGCTCGCCAAGCTCGGCAATGAAGCTGCGGACGAACGTCGGGTCCTGGGAGGCCAGCTTTCGCTGCTCCAGGACTTCCTCCCGAGTGAGGGAGTGCAGGTCGATGACGCCTTCGGGGTGCACGGTTTCGGTCTGCTCGGCCGCCCAGTCGTTCTGCCCCGGGCAGAACGTGTCGGTGATGGCCTGGCGGGCGGCGAACGCAGTGTCGGTGTCGGCGGCGTCCTCGATGGCGGGCTGGTCGTATCCGGCGTGCCGGAACTTCTCCTGCGCCCGGGAGTCTTCCCATGCGGTGAACATCAGGTGCCGGGACCGGGGTGATGCGTACAGGCGGTGGACGCCCTTGAGGCGGTGGGCGAGGAGTCCGGAGGGGCGGCGGGTGTCGGCCGGGTTGATGGGGTTGTTCTCTTCGGCGGCGGCCTGAACTTCCTGCCATGTCCATCCGGTGTCGGCGCAGTGGCGGGCGATCCACGCGATGCGGGGTGTGGATGCTTTCGAGAGCCACGGCACGTTGGTGATGAGTTCGTGGGCGAGCTGGTAGCGGCGGCCGACGTGGTTGAGCTTCCGGGGCCTGCTGGTGGTGTTCTTCGGGGTGGGGTGAGTGTGGCTCCCGCTGGCGAGTTTTGCCTCAGAGGGGGGGATAGAACTACCGGTGGAGGAAGACTCAGTAGAACCACCCTCCATTAGGGTGCAACGGCTGTTCCCGGAAACGGGGGTCCTGCGGCGGGGGCGGCGGACCTTTCGGGCAGCCTTGCGGGCGAGCTTCCCGAGAGTCTTGCGGTGCTCGTCTGCGGCGCCGACAGGGCGCCGTTGCACCCCTTCGCCAGTGGTGCGGATGCCGAGGGCGTCGTCGAAGACGGTGGGGATGACCCGCTCGTACACGGAGGCTTCGTCGCGGCCCTGGGTGACGCGGCCGCCCTTGGACCGGTAGGCGAGGAGGCCGGCCTCCCGGAGCATGCTCAGGTGGTACTCGACGGTCCGCTCGGAGCACTTGGTTTTGCGGGCGAGGTAGGCGATGCCGGGCCGGCATGTCTTGAGGTTGGCGCATTCCTGGGCGATGAGGAGGGTGGTGTGGTTCATGCGGCGCGGCCCGTGGGTGCGGGTGGGGGTGTAGAGGCCGCTGCTGTGGACCCAGTGGACGGCGGTCATCCAGGTGTGTCCGTCGAGGGCGATGCGGCCTTCGGTGGTGGTGAGCCACTGGCACGCGGGGGCGACGTAGAGGCACTGGGTGCCCTGTTCGGCGGCAGACTTTTGCCGCGAATCCGGCGTCTGGGCGTGCTCAAGCTGACAAGCGGTGTTCGGGTACGGCACTATGGACCTCGTTCCGGAGTACGGCCCGGGACACCAAAAGGCCCCAGGTGGGTCTTGGTTCGTGGAGAACCTGAAAGTCGCTCGACCTGCTCGGCCCCGGTCGCCAAACCGGATCCGTAAGTCGGGCCTTAGCTCGGTCGCCAAACCGAGCCGTAGGAAGTGGCCGCGCACGATGCGCCAACATCAGCGGCCAGCGGTAGAGGAAGTGCCCCCGCCAAGGGGCCCAGGACCTCCCACTCAGAACGTCGCTACGTCACCTGATCTCCCTTGCTGGGTTCGGTCTGCCCCTGCGCCTGGTCGGCGCGGGAAGTCTGGGTGATCTGCCGGACCGTCTGGCACGGCCACCATTCGCCGTCCATGCCGCATGTTGGGTAGGTGTAGGGCACGCCTTCGATGTCCTCGTCGAACGGCTGGTGCGGCATGCCCTCAGCGTCGATGTACGGGGGCTCGTTCTCGGCCTGGCCGGTCGCACGGGCAGCGCTCATCGCTCGCCCTCCGTCCCGCTGGTGCCGGGGCACTGGAAGAGGACGTCCATGCGCATGAACGTGTGCGAGGAGTGCCGCTCCGCGTACCCGCAGAGGGGCGACTTGGCTTCGGTCCCGTTGATGACGCGGGCGACACGACAAGCGGTCTCCCAGATGCCGTAGCCGGGCTCGTTGTCGCGGTACGGGGCCAGCCACGCTAGGGCGTTCGCCGTCTCGTCCAGCAAGTCCGCCACCGGATCGGCCAAGCCCTTCAGCTTGCCGTCCAGGTGCGGGGCTGCGGCGCGCAGGGTGTCGGCAGCTTGCTGGAGTTCCGCTGCGGTGGGCCAGGTGGTGCGGCGGCGCGCTTCGAGGTTGTCGCTCATCGCTCGCCCTCCGTCCAGCCGTAGCACTCCGCGAGCGCGACGACGGTCGGGCAGGGGTGCGGGGTAGCGGTCCGGAAGGACACCGAGTTTCCCTCGCTGTCCTCTTCCGACTCCTCGGGGCGGGCGCAGGTGATGCATCCGCCCATGCCGTCCGGCTGGTGCTCCGCGATGAGCTTGCGGTCGGCGGCGCAACGGCGCAGGACCGAGGCGGGGTCATGCAGGGCGATGTGTACCGACTGCGGCTTAGTCGGGTATCCCTCGTCGTAGACGACTGTCCTGTCGCGCTCGTCGCTGACGCCAGCTCCGCTGGTCTCGCCTTCTTCGATTTCGTCGTCCGGGCACCAACCACTGTGCCAGCGGCCGTCTCCGCCGTCGCAAGCTTCTTGGGCGACTCGCTCATGCTCGGCGATGGCAGTGTTCAGGAAGGCGAGGATGGCCTCGCCCTGGGTGGTCATGCGCTTGTGCGGGTAGTGGTGACAGGGCCTGCGTGCGTCGGCGGTGTGATCATCTCGCCGGAAACGCTAGGCCTACTGTCTGCGGGGATGAGTCCCCGGGTACTCTTCTGCATGTCGACACCTTGACCTTGTCTTTGGGGTGTTGGCCGGCCGCCGAAGTCTGTTGGGACTGTCTGCGGCACCGGCTCCGCGTCGATCCCGGTTACCAGCCGGGGGAGCGGAGCCGTTCTATTTGCTGTTGTGCCCCAGAAACCTGAGTGGTCGTCTGGCGCATAGCACAGCCTACTCGTTGCGGACACTACTTGTCCCCCTCCAGCCGATCGTGTTGTTCATCCGACAAGTCATCACATCCAACGACACCGGCAACCTGTGCGCCGTGGACCCGTGCCGTCCTATAGTTTTGCGACTTTAATAACGTGATCAAGCAAGGCTGGCCCGGCACCCCTCAAGACGCCCTGGCCAGCAAAAAGGCGGGAAGAGACTCGCCAACCCCGGGCCCTTCCACCCGGATCGGGTGCACGTCCGCCGGGCCCTGATTGCCCGGCGGGTCCTCGGCGGCGCGACGCCCCGCCCTGGCTGTGGTGGCCGCCCGTGTGCACTTCGGGCAGCGGCACTTCAGCATGTTGTACCGGTACTCGTCGTGCGGGATGCCCTCCTGCCGCACCTTCGCCCCCACCTCCCGGGCCTCGACCAGGGCGGCCGCGAACTTCCGATCCGTACGGGCATGCCGGGTAGGTACGGCCCGGTTGATCCCAGCGTGCTCGGCGGCCTCCCCCAGGCGCATGCCGTGCCGGACCGCGTCAAGGAACGCCTGACGTGTCGGCTCGTCGAACACGGTCGGCCGGCCCCGGCGGGGGGTGTGGGGTTGGGTCACGGGTGCCCTCCATCCCGCACCGGGCCTCGGGTGAGGGCTTCGGTGTCGGCAGGATGCTGGGGCGGGTGAACGCGTGCCGATCTACCGGCCATGCGTCCCATCGCCACGAACCCGGCCTCGTCCAGGGCGGCACGCAGCCGGTGCAGGGCGTCCGGGGTCCAGGTGGGGCGTGCCGCGGCTTTTCCCGCCTGGTAGCCGACGGCCAACGCCGCCTCCCACACCGCCCGCACCACAACCGGGTCCGCATCAGGGAAGAGCAACTCCGGGAGCTTGCCGGGGCGGCTGGTGGCTTTGAGCATGCCGTGGGCGATCAGGCCGGCGAGGTAGTCCCCGGAGGACTGGCACCGGTCGGCGAGCACCTGGTCGGTGTCGGCGGCCGCAGACGGCTGCGGAATGGGGGTGGTGGTCATGCGGCAGGCTCCAGAACAGTCGGGATACGGCGAGAGCGTGAAGTGCGGGAAGAGTGGGCCGGTCCCGCGACGATGGCGGGGGCGGCGGCCGTCGAGGACACGGCCAGTACAACCGAGGTGTCGCCGGTGACCGTGACAGCCAGCAGCAGTTGCTCGTACGCGGCACGAAGCCGGGCCCGGAACCCTCGGCGCGGCGGAACCGTGGCAGGAAGCACAGGCACGGGGCGGCCGGCCAGGCGGCGGGGGCCGCGCGGCATGTCCTCCATACCCGGCAGCACCAACTGGGGGCCCACCGTGCGGGTCGGTGGGGCGATACGGCGCTGCCGCACCCCGTCCACCGTCGGGGCCGCCGCGTACGGCATCGGCCCGTCCGGGCGGATCCGCATCGACCGGGGCAGCAGCCCGTGCTCGACCGCGGCGGCGAGCAGTTGGTCGCGGGTTGCTCGTTCCCGGTCCAAGCCGAGCATGCCGACGAGCGCGGACCGGTGCCAGTTCGCGGTCCGTAGGTCCATGCTCGCCCGGTAGGCGACCGCCTCCGGGTCGGTGTTGCGGGCCAGGGCGGCGAGGACGGCCCGCTTCTGCGGTGTGCGGGCATCGTCCAAGCTCCGCACCGTGGGCGTCGCTTCGGTGGCCGCCGTGCCCGTGCCGACCGTCGCAGCATGCCGGCGGGCGATCAGTGCCCGGTGCCTGGCGAGAGCCAACTCCCCACCCATCACGCCTTCCGGCTCGACAAGGTGCTCGACACCAGCCTCGTCCAGCGTCGTGGTGTTCGCGTACGTACGGCAGGCGGCCAGGACAGGGCACCGCTTGCAGATCGCCAGGGCGGCACGCTCCCGGGCCCGGCGAACCCGCTGCGGCTCCGCACCGTCATCCGTGTACGGGCCCCACGCGTCGATCGGCACACCCGGGTCCGCGGCCGACACCCGCGGGTCGTCCGGGTCGCCGGCGCAGCCCCGGTACTTGTAGTGCCGGTCATCGACCAGGTGTTGCCGGGCGGTGATCGCGTCCATGGTGGTCATGCGGGGTCCCCCTCGTGCGGGTGGTGCGGGTAGTGCGGTGTGCGGGCCAGTTCCGCGGTGACAATCCGGTCGGCCTCCGCGAGTACCTGGCCTTCGAGCTCGGCCGCCCGGTGCTCGGCAACCAGACCAGCAATCCGGGCTTGGAACGCGTCCATGTCCCGGTGGTCCGCGGCCCGCGTCAGGCGGACCGCGGCACGCTCCATACGGATCAGGTGCCGCAACTGGCGGACCCTCCACCAAGCGGCGGCCGCCAGGGTCAGGGCGCACGTGGCGCCCAGCAGAATCAGGTACATCGGTGTCGCCTCCTCCATGTCGGGGCGCCGAAACGGGCGTGTGGTCACCGGCGGGGGTGCCGGTCGGGCCGGTAGCGGGCGTACTCCTCGGGCAGCGGCGGCATACGGCCCGCCGCGTGCCGCCACCACGCCACCGCGAACGGGGCGGCCAGCAGCAGGAACACGACGACCAGAACTACGGCGACGGCCACCAGGGCCTCCTTCGCGGTGCGGGGAACAGAACGGCCGGCCCCGGGACGGGACCGGCCGGTGGTGCAGCGGGTGTGCGAGTCAGGCGATGTGTGTCCAGCCGTGCCCGTTGACAATGCGAGAGACGGTTGGGCGACTTATGCCGTACTCAGCGGCCAGCACTCGCTGGAGCTCGCCAGCCGCGGCGCGGGCCCGGATCTGCAACACCTGAGCGACCGTGAGGCGAGCCTGCCCGTTAACTTCCCCGGTGTTCCCTCGCCCCTTGGCGTCCCGGTCGGCGGCGTTGTCTGCCTTGGTCCCCAGAAACAGATGGGACGGGTTCACGCATGGCGGGTTGTCGCAGCGGTGCAGCACGCAAAGCCCCTCCGGGGCCCGGCCGTCGAGAAGGACAGAGACCCGGTGCGCTTTGATCGTTGGGCCGGTCCGCTGACCCTCGGGGCGCATCACGCCGTACCCGTGCTCGTTCAGGGCTGCGGTCCACTCCCAGCACTCGTCAGGGCTCCGCTTGTCGACCTTCGCCCAGAAGCGATCGGCCAGGGTCTGTTTGGCGGGGGCGTCCGTAGTGCCGGTGCGCTTGAGCCTGCCCAGGTGCATTTCGCATAGCCCGCGCCCCTTATGGGGGCGGGAGCAGCCGTCAAGGCTACACAGGCGGGGCGTGTTGTACTTCGCTGGCATCAGGCAGCGCCCCTCTCGGTGTTGTGGCCGTTCGCGGTGGCCTGGTTCAGGAAGGTGATCTGCTCGTTCAGCAGGGTGCGCAGCGTCTGGCGGCCGTTCGGACCGTCGACTTCCTCGTCGGCGACCTTGTGCTTCTCGGCGTCCGCGAGGACCTGGGAGAGGGCGATGGCGTTGGCCCAGCAGGTCTTCGCCTGGCCGACGAGCCGGCCAACGTGGCTGCCAGGCCCAGTGTCGGGCTTCGAAGGCTTCTGCCGTGCTGGTGCGGTCGTGGGCGCATCCTCGGTGTCCAGAGACGCACCCCCGGACTCCACGATCTCCAGGTCCGACGACGTCCACAGGTCCAGAGCCATCCCGAAGCGCATCCCCGCGTTCCGGATCGCGTCGCCGATGACCTCCTTCACCGCGTCGCCACCCGTCTTGTCGCCGGCGTGCCCGTACCCCAGCCGGGACATGCCGCACACTGTCAGGCGGATCCACAGACCGCGGTACCCGTCGACCTGCGGCAGCCCCCGCTCGTCGACCGTCAGGGGCTCCCAGTCCCAGAACGGGTCCACGTTCAGGAGGCGGTTCGTCGCTTCGGCGTGGCCGACGAACTTGAGGTCGATGTGCCCGTTCCTCGGCATGCGCTGCTTGCACTTGTCGCACGGGCCGTAGGTGTGCTGGTTGCAGCCCTTACCGCGAGAGTCCTTGCATGCCCTGCACCACACGCGCGGCAGGTACCGGACTTCGGCGGGGAGGAACGGCTCACGGAGCTTGTGGAGAGCTTCGATCTGCTCGGCCCGGGTGTACCCGAAGGTGTTCGACGGGCGGGTGTCGGCCTGGTTTTGGGTGTGCGTGGTGGGGCCCTCCGCCATGGTGGCGGGGGCCTCAGTGGTGGTAGCCACGAGGTCTCTTTCCTCTATGCGGTGGAAACGCTGTGCTGCGGGTGTGGGCCCTGTGTCGGCATTGCAGACCCCACACCCGCCGGGTGCCTACTCGGCGGTGCTCGGGTCGATGCCGTACTCGGCCAGCAGGTACGCCAACCCGATCTGCATCGGCGTCAGCCCCTCCGCCTTGGCCTTGACCTCGTCGAACAGGTCATTGTTCGGGTTGACCTTCATCGGGACCATGTCCGCGTCCGCCGACCACACCGGGGCGGTCGCGGTGAACTCGCCGACGAGGAACCGGTCGAAGCCCGCCTCGATCTCCGTGGTCACGTTCTTCCCAGCGTCCGCGACCCGGGACCGGATCAGATCCCGGACGGGGCGCGGCACCTGTGGGGCGCGGGTCGCACCACTCGGCCGGACGGTGGTGTCCGCACCCGGGGCGTACGGGCCGGTCTCGTACGTGCGCATCAGCCAGTCCGCCGCCACGTGCATCGGCTTCACGCCGGTGTCCGCGACCCGCTGACGCAAGGCATCGTCGGGGCGGACGTTCAGATTTACCTTCTCCTCGCTGGTGCCGCGGCGGGCCCGCACCGGCGGGTTGGGGGTGAACGCCCCGGCGAGGTAGGCGGTGAACCCGTTGTTCACGTCGGCGGTCACCGTCCGGCCGGCCTGTTCGGCACCGGCGACGATGCGGTCCCGTGCGGTGACGGGGATGCGGATTGACAGGTTCTCGTCGACGTTCAGGGCGTCACGCAGCTCGTACGTGGACAGGGTGAGGACCGTGTCGACGTGCTCGGCGAGGTCGGGTGAGTTGACTTCGCGGAGTCGGGCGGAGGCGGCGGTGAGTCCGGCACGCAGGTTGCGGCGGGTGGGCACGGGGCGGGGTCCTCTCGGGGGACGCCCGCTTGTGCGGTTGTTGGGCGGGCGCTTGTTGGGGGCGTTGGCCACGCCAGGTTCCTCCAATCGTATTGCAGACGCCCGGACGGTTAGTGGGTATCTGCGCCGGGGCTGTCCCGACACCCAGAACAATACCCGTTAACGTATTGCATAAGCAAGAGGGTTCATGGCATGGTGTTCCCAACGCCAAGACGACGCGGGGGACACGATGCGACACACCAACCGGCAGACCGCCACCAAGACCCTCACCGACATCTACCGCAGCATCGACAAGGCCCAGGCGGTCACGATCACGTACCTCGACGAGGACGGCACCGAGTCGGTGCGGACGATTGAGCCGTTTGATGTCCGCACCACCAAGTCCGGCCGCATTCAGGTCCGCGCAATGTGTCGACTCCGGGGCGAGGCCCGCTCCTTCTACCTCCACCGGATCGTGTCGTACACGCTGCACCGGATGGCGTTCGTCCTCGACCGGCCGGAGGCAACAACTGCGGCCGGGGCCGTCATCGTGGTGCGTAGCGCCGCACAGGTCATCGCCCGCGAACTCGGCCGGGACTACCTGCCCCGCACCGCCGTCACCCACTCAGACACCACGCTCGCCGCCTAGGAGGCACCTGTGAACCTGCCGGACATCACCGCCCCGGACATGACGGGTCCGGTTGTGTGGATCCTCTCCGAGGGTGAGATGCATGAGGGCGGCTCGATCCTCGGGGTCTACCTTGACCGCGACCTTGCCCGAGGCGCTCTCACCGCTGCCGCCCGGAAGCTGCACGACCGGTTCACGATCGATGATGCCCGTCAGGACGACGACGGTTCCATCCACGTCGAAGGTGGGTGCGACTGGATCGCTCTCGAACCGCACCCGGTTGTCACTGCGGCGCAGGTAGAGGCCGAGGCATAGCAAGGCCACCTCCTGTGCAGGGGGTGGCCTTGCTGCGGGCGTACCCGTCAGATAACGGTGATTGTACAAAAACAGGATCACATCCGCTACCCACACCGGACACTGACCCCATGACCAACCAACAACAACTCCACCTCGACACCCAAGCACCCGCCCACCGATACCGGTACTGCCGACGCTGCGGACGACCCCTCACCGCCCCCGGGTCACGCTTCCGCGGCTTCGGGCCCGACTGCGACCCCACCCGGCACCCCACCGCTGCGGCCACCCGCGACATCGACCAAGACGCCCTGCCCGGCACCTAGGAGCCCATCGTGAGACCCCTGAACCCTCCAACCGAGACGGACGCCGTTGAAGGCGAGCAGGACCCCTTCGGGCCGTACGAGTTCGTCGAGATCCATGATCGATGCCTCGGTGCGGAGGGGGACTGCGACTGGCAACGCTGCACCCAACGCCGGAGCACCTGCCGCTGCATGTGCCCCGCTTGCTGCGGCGACACCCCCGACGTCTGGGGTGCACCCGTCTACTGACCCGGTGGTTCCAGCAGCGGGACCACGTCCACGGACCGGCGGATCTGCTCCATCGTCGTCGGCAACGGCTCCCACCCATACTCGCCAGCCATCACCCAGTTCAACGCCGTGATCCCCCGCGCGTACGCCTGCCGCAACCCCTGCGCCCTGAGCGGAATCCCCGTCGGCCCCGCCTTCGACGGCGTCAGCGACACCCACAACGCCGACCGGCCGCCCATCAAGGGCACCTCATCAACCAGCCGCTCCCGAACCTCCAGCCAACGACGCACCGCCACCCGGGACCCTTCCCGCAACTCGAACCACTCCACCTCCGGCACCGGCGGCAACGCGGCCGCAACCTCCAGCACCCGGGCCTCCGCCGCCAACGACCGGTCATGCCCCAGCCCCGACAAGACCTTCGCCACCGTCGACGGATGCAACCCCGTCACCGCGGCGACCTCACCGACCCGAGCCTCATCCCGCCGCTGCGACTGCCGGCGCACCCCAACCGCCACCAACCCCGGCGCCAGGTCGTCCAACGTCTGCCGGGCCAACTCCCCCGACCGCGGCGCCGCGTCCAGGAGAACGGCGACCATCGCCAGCAGCCGAGCCCGGTCCTCCGGCGACAACGCCATCCCGTCCCGCTCCAGCGGGCCCCGACCGGCCAGGTCCACCATCCCCCGATACAACGCCGCCAGCGACCGGCCGCCCACGGTCGGCTTGAGCTCGGGTACTTCCAGCTCCGGCAACCGCACCCGCCGACCCGCGGGCAACACCCGGGCGGCCAGAATCTCCAAGCAGTTACGAACCACCCGGAGCGTCGTTACCGGCAGCGGTTTCCCCACGTCCTTGTCCCAGTGCCGCAGCTCGCCGGCCGCAGCCAGGTCCCAGAACGGGCGCAGCGCCGCCCACGTGAACAACTGGGCGGCCGTACGCGAGGAGCGGGCCGGCATCTCGTCCCGGCCCACCGCCCGGTCGAACATGCCGACAACCATCCGCAATTGCCGCAACCTGCCCTCGGACACCGTGCCCGCCATGCCGTCGACCACCGCGGCGAGCTGCCGCACCGATGCCGCGCTGTACTGCTTGGGGGTCACGTGGGCCCCTCGCTCTGGGCGGCGGCCTTCTTCGCGATCTGGGACAGCGGGTTGCGGTCCCCAGTGCTGTCCTCCTCGTCGATGTACCCGATCAGGGCCTTCGACCGGTCGTCCCACCCGCCGTGCCGGCCGATGTCCACGATGTCAGCCCCCGCGGCACGGGCACTCTTCACCAGGCCGCGGCGCAGTGAGTGCGACGTCCACTTTCCTGGCAGGCCGGTGCGGTGGATGGACCGGCTGACGACGTCGGAGGCCCCGTTGATGCTCATCCGTCCGTCCGGGTCCCCGATCGGCTCACCCTTGCGGGTCATCTCGGCACCCATGTATCCCCACTGGTCGATCCGCATGAACAGCGGCCCCTTGGTGTGCCCTTCGTGTGCGAGGGCTTCCACGAGACTGCGTACAGCGGCGACGGTACACAGGTCGTGGTCCGGGTCAGGCTGGACTTCGACGTTCTGCCACTTCTTCCGCTTCTTCCGGTACACCCGCACGGTGAACCCGCCTCCGGGCAGGTCGGTGAAGCTGCCCGGCCAGTTCAGCGGTGCGAGTTCGCTGCCTCGGGAGGCGATGGCGTGCCCGAGGAGCATGAGGGCGGCGTCCCGCTTCCCGACGAGGGTGTTCCGGTCGAGGTGGGCCAGGGCTTCGGAGAGGACGGTACGGTCGGCGGCCGTCGCCTTGTTCGGGGTCGCGGCCGGGTCCTGGGCTTCGGACAGTTCCCGCCGGTACCCGGCGACGACCTTGCGGGCCCCCATGGTGTCCGGCGGCTTGTACCCGGCGGCCCGGTGGGAGGAGCGGATCGACGCGATGATCCGGTCCATCGTCGCGGGCCCGTACGGCCGACCGGTTCGCTTGCGGGGCGTGCGCTTCAGGTAGGACAGGTATGCGGTGACGGTCTGCGGCGCGGCGGGCAGGACCCGGCGGCCCACCTGCTCGCACCATTCGGCGAACTGCTTCATGTCGCCCTCGTACGCCCGGCTGGTGTCCTTCGGGATGCCCGCCCTGACGTCCGCCTCGGCCTCGGGCGGCAGCCACGCGTCCGGGTCCTCCTTGGCCAGCGGAACAGCCGGGGCCCGGTCTTCAGGGATCGCGGGGAGCAGGTCACCCTCGATCAACTCCCCGTCCATCACGTTGTCGTGCTCGGTCATCGGCGCAGCCGGATCGTTCGTGCCGCCCGGTGAAGATCCTGGGCCATCGCCGCCTGCAACGCTGGCGTGTCCAAGACGAGCAAGCGCCCGGCAGGGCAGGCGGGACTCGTCATCACGGTGAGGACGGCATCCAGACCCTGCGATGCCACAGCATCGCGCACCTGTCCCTCGCGGTGAGGTTCGCAGACGAGGGTGCGCCGCGCGTCACCGATGGCCTGCGCGTAGAACTTGATCTCCTCCTCCAAGGTCACGGTCGCCAGCCTTCCTGGTAGTCCGGGTGGTCGGCGTACGGCAGAAGCTCGTACGGAAGTAGCGCGGACGCCAAGTCGTACGAGTCGTGCCCAGCCTCGATGGCGTCAGACAGTGCGGCAAGACGCTTGCGTGCAGCCTGCGTCTCCCTCAGCGTTCGAGCCGGATCCTGTTTCGCAATGTGCTCGGCCTGCTCCTCGCTTGGAGACCCCTCATCGAAAACAACCGCCTCCGTGAATACGTCGGCGTACTCCGGTGCGTTAGCGACGGACACGGGATAGCTTCCATCGGTTGTCCATTCGCCACTCAAGCCGTGGCGCGCACCCTCGGCGGTCCGCTCATCCTCGTCCAGACGTGACTGCCAGAACGCCAGCATTTCGGACTCGTTCACGACCGTCTCCCCTGCTCTGATCTTTGACTCCATAGAAGGAACATTACCAACAGTGATAGGCATCACACTGCCCCGCGCGGACTGGCGCGCGGGGCAGTGTGGACGTCTGTGTGAATCTTCGCTGTGCGCGATCCTAAGGATCAGGCCCGGATGCACGGAGTGCGGATCACCTTGTTCTCGCCCTTGTCGCGCCCGCAGATCCGGCAGGCACTCTCTATTGGGTGCTCAGGGCAGAAGGGGCGACCTCGCGAGTCCTGCGACCATCCTGCGACCAGGCGGCGTACCGGAGTTCGCCGGACGCAGTCGTCGACCTGGCAGCACGCCTGGGGCTTCGAGAGGAAGGGGCTCATGCTTCCAGCGTGGCACGGATGCGTTGTCGCGCTGCCCCCGCTCAAGGCATGCGCGTGTCCACCATTGCGGGCGCTCGTTGCCACGGTATGAACGAATTCACGCAGCAAGTGCAGGACGCGTACGACCGAGGCGGCAAGGGCGAGGCCCGAAAGGTCTTCCTGGACACGTGCCTTGAAAGGGACTGGACAAAGGACGAAATCGTCGAGGCCATCACGCTCTACAGGTCCTTCCCTATCAGGGAAGAGGCTGGCCACGCGTCAGCCTAGCGGGCGCGCAGGGCCACCACGGCAGTACGGGGAACCACGGGCGGGACCACGTACCGAGCATCCGCGTCACGGGTACAGGAGCCGGGACAGTGGCGTGGGGCGGGCCCCGGGTTCGTGCGGCCGGTCCGGCGGTTCGGGCTCGGCCGCTGGCGCCTCGGTGACGATCTGGTCGTGCGGGTCCAGGCTGGCGGGTTCCGTGGCCGGCTCGGCGTGGTTCGCGCTCACGACTCCACGGTCCCACTGTGCGGGCGGGATGTTGCCCCTGGTGGTCTGTCACGGCGCGGTAAACGGGGAGGTGTTCCCCGGTTCTTCGCCAGGAGCGATCCTGCGGCGAGAGGGCGTGGAGTGCATTGGCGGGCGACACGCTGCATAACCCTTGGAATCCTTGGGTTGCCAAACGTTACCTTGGGTTGCTAGCCTGATGGCATGACAGGCACCGCAGAACCCACCGGCCGCTGCTACTGCGGCTGCGGCAAACTCGTCGGCTACGGCCGGTACTTCGCCGCCGGCCACGACAAGACCGCCGAAGCCGCCTTCCTCGCCCTCCACCACAACGGCACCGTCGCCCAGATGCTCCACGACCACGGCTATCGGGCCGTCGCCGACCGGGACGACGCCAAGTCCGTCACGAAGGCGGCCGTCGACCAGAAGTTGTGGCAGGAGTGCCCGAAGGGGTGCGGCTACCGAGGCGCCCGCGAAAGCATCAACAACCACGTCAACCGACACCACAAGGAGAACTGACCATGGCGCAGGTAACCGCCCGCGACGCCCTGACCTACTCGCTCAAGCGAGAGCAGGCCCAGTTCGCGGAGGAGGCCGAGCGGCTGGCCAAGCAGGCCGCGTACATCGCCGCGAACCCGGCCGCCACTGGTCGGACGATCTCCGGCGACATCGCCCGCCTGCTTCAGGAGGCCACCTTCCTCCTGAAGCGCGCCGCCACCATCGAAGCCGGACTCGAAGCTGTCGAGCTCATGGGTGCCGAAGCCATCACCACCGAGCAGTGAGGACGACGACCATGGCGCTGTGCCGCGACTGCTCCCGCGTCATCCCGTGCCACTGCCACGTCGCACCAGCCGTACAGATCCGGCCCGGTGTGTACGAGGCGGGGACTCGACCGAGTGCACCACTGACCATCGAAGAACGGCGGCGCCTCGTCGGGGGCCCGTCACCCACCACCAAGCAGTAAGGACTACGACTATGAGTAACACCGTCACCCGGATCACGAATCGGCTGCACGAGGAAGCGCTGATCGAAAACGAGGAGCGCGACTGGTACCGAACGGGCCGAATCCCGTGCAGCGACTGCGGCACGATGGTCCGCACCAAGACCCTGGAAACCCTGCCGCCGCACGGCTGCACCGACCGCCAGCGTGCCCGACACGCCACCGAGCAGTGAGGACCACGACCATGGAGGAAACCTTCCAGCACCACTGGGGACAGGTCTACGAATCCTGCAACCCCGACGAGAAGAAGCACCTGATCATCGAATCCATCGACCGGGCCGCAGGAACCGCCAAGGTCAGCTTCCCCGGCGGACGCGGAGGCCGCGACCGAAACAGGCGACGGCGCACCATCAAGCTGTCCTCGCTCCATTCCACCGGAACAACCCGAACCGGAGCTCAGCGACGCAGCGGATATCGCCTCATGGCCGGTCCCCCGAAGAGCGGTGAGGACATGTGCGAGATGTGCTACCACTACTTCAACCGGCCTGACCTGGAATCCGGTTGCTGCCAGCCGTGTACACAGTGGCTGACGGAAACCTTCCCGCGCCCCTCCGTAAGGACCACCCATGCGTAACGTCGTTCCGCAAGACATCGACGACATCAGCGAAGACGACGTGAAGCGGATCGTCGGCTGGATCGGACGGCACGCACTGCCTGCGACGCTGCCGCACACCATGCCGGAGTACCGCACAGGGCTCGCCCTGGACGCGGCAGTCAACTGGACTGCGGATCACCTGAGGGCCCGGTACCCGTTGTTGTCAGCTCAAGAGCACCGGAACGTCGTACGCAACGACTGGAACATGCTCGTCAAGGTCGCAAGTGTGTGGAGTGACGAGGACGACTACCCCGGATGGCAGACCATCCGCTAGTAGCGGACCGCGACCATGACGACGTGCCGGGTATACGGCACGGTCAAAGCGCCGCCTGACCGAAGCCCAACAGGCCATCAACGACGCCAGCGAGCAGTGAGGACCGCGACCATGAATGTCCGCAGGATCACCAGCGTGCCCATGAGCGGGCCTGCCACCTACGGCCCCGACGCGGGCAGTATCACGCGTTGGACGATTTAGGGGCGGGTTGGGCGTGGCAGCTCCGCGAGCATGATCACGTTATTAAAGTCGCAAAACTATAGGACAACGAGGGGCGAGCCCGAGAAACCCCGGACCACCCCACCCTCACACTCCAGTTCGGTTGTACTCATCCACCAACGGATGCGGATCCGGCGGCGGGCCAACCGGGCTCCGTGCCCACCGGTACAGGTCGTCCATCGACCAGGAGAACGCCTGCAAAATCCGTTCCATGCGGGTCTGCTTCACCCGGATCTGCTCGTTCTCCGACCGCAGGAGACCGTTCTCCTTGTCCACCCGCTCAACCGTCGCCTGCAACACCGCCAGATCGGCCGTACGAAGAGCGGGAGCGGCCTGCGCGGCAGCCGCCGCCGTGTTCGCCGCCGCAGTCGCCTGAGCAGCCCGCGTCGTCGCACGGGCCGTGAACACCCCCGCTACAACCATGCCAACCGTCCCCAGGACAGCCACCAGCCCAGACCAAATGCTCATGCTGCGTTGCCTTTCCCAGGGCGGCAAGGCACTGGGGGAACCGAATACTCGGGAACCGTGGCCGCCCACATGATGACCCCGACATGCGAGGTGAGGTACCAGAGCGCAACAAACGCGCCCCGCGAATACTCGCCGCTGACGGCAGCAGCAAGATAGGCGACAGCCCACACCGTGGGGGGCAGGAGTGCCGCCACGTAACCGGCCCAGTCACGACCGATACGAAGAAACGCGGAACTGACCGTGACCAGCCCCACCACAATCCACAACCACGCCCAGTGCCGCAGCGAACACATAGACGTGAGAAGTCGCAGACCATGCGCGTCCGGAGGAGCAACGAGGAAGCTGATCCCCCAGCACGTTTTGCCGGCGCCGATGATGAGAAGGAAGACGCCGCGGCGGCCCACACGCTCACCCAGACGCCGCAGAGTGTGGCGTAGCGCTCGCAGAGGGGCCGCCGAACCCATCAGACGCCCTTGGCGAGGCTGGCCGAGTTGGTGACGTCCCGCCACCGGGCGACAAGCCCCTTCAGCAGGGATGTGGCTGCGGCGACACCGGCAACACCGGCGGCCTGCCACATGCCAATGTCGAACGGCTGGGTGAGAACGAGACCACCGACGAACGCCTGGAGGCCGGTGGAGACCACCCGCTCGGCCAGGTCGCGGGCGTAGGTCTTGGCTCCCTTGATGACGGTCTGCGTCTGGGGCAGCAGGGGGTCGGTCATGTCAGTGCTCCGTTTCCAGGCGTACGGTGACGCCCTTGATGGCGGTCTCGATGCGGGTGATCAGGGCGTCCACGTCCACCGTGGCGTCGCGGGCGGCCAAGGCTTCGGCGAGGGTGCGGACCGTCGCGGTCACCGCGGCGATCTCGGTCTGGGCCTGCCGGACCCGCACGTGAATGTCGCGGATGTACGAGTCGGGCGTCCAATGGGTGTTGCCCGGCGCGGCCGTCAACGGCGACTTGAGGATGCCGTCGGTGGTCCAGATCTTCTTGACGTCGTCGGCGGTCAGGGCCACAGCGACCTCCTTGGTGGGCGTAGTGGGCGTAGTGGGTGCGGGTGCGCCGCCGGGATTCCAGCTGGCGGGGTGCTTGAGCCGCTCGGCGACATCAGCCCGCAAGCCGGCCATGGCGAACCCGCGGGGGTCGATCTTGTCGCTCGACCACTCCAGGTGACCGATCACGGACTTCGCGGTCCAGCCGTGGGCCCGGCACAGGGCGGCCTGGACGCGGACGATCGCGTCGTACTGGGCGGCGGGCCAGGGGTCCTTGCCGTCACCGAGGTTCTCGCACTCCCACCCGTAGAACCGGGCGTTCCCGTCGACCCCGTTGCTGTTGCCCTTGGTGGGCGGCGTGGGTCGGGTGCTGTACGACTCGGCGATCACCTGGTCCAGGACCTTCGGGTCGCCGCCGCCGGCGTGGTTGGTTCGGCCCCAGCCGACGAGGTGCACCTGACCGTCCTTCGCGATCATGCCGTGGCACAGGGGGCCCGGTAGTCCGGAGTACCCGTCACGGACCATGGCGACGGTGGATGCGGTGCCCTTGGTGACGGTGTGGTGGACGATGCTGCCGTTCAGCGGGCCCCAAGCCCCGTGACCGGCCCGGTTGCGGGTGCGCCAGTTGCCGACCTCGACAACGGTCACGCCCTCGTCGAGCAGCGCCTTGAGGACCGCGGCGGCGGACAGTGGTGTGGCCATGGTCAGCTTCCCTCCTTCGGGTTGGGCGTCACCCGCGGCACGTGGAGCTGGTCCCACGCCACCTCGTCCGGGATGCCACTGGTGTCACCGCTGCCCTTGGGGCGCAGCGTGTGCTGGAACGCGGCGAACGCCCGCTTGTGACCGTTCGTCCAGTCCGGTCCGGGGCTCTGAGCGGTGCCCCAGTGCCCCTCCTGGAACAGGCGGTAGGCCATGGCCTGGACGATCGGGCTGTTGCGGCCGCCGTGGAAGAAGCTGGCGCCCGGGTAGGGCTCGTACAGGGAGTGGTCCGGGGCCGGCGGGGTTTCCGGTGTTGCGGGTGCCGATGGGGTTTCCCCGGTGTCGGGGGCGTTGTGCTTGGTCGGCGGGCCGTCGTCCGGGTCGGGTTTGGTGGTGCGGGTCATCGGGTGCTCCAGGAGTCGATGCGGGGCTGTATGACGTCGATGTCGTCGCGGAGGGTCAGGTAGGTGCGGAGGGTGAGGCGGCCGTCGCCGTGGTCGCCCCAGGCGCTTCCCCAGGACTGGCGGAAGCGGAGGACGGTGTGGTCGGGGTCGAGGGTGCCGTCGACCAGGGCGACGTCCTCAAGGGCGGTCAGGCAGACTTCGTGGCCGCCCTCAAGGGGGCTGTCCGCCCAGGCGGGGTCGGCGTCCACGAAGCCGTGCTGGTCGGGGTCGGAGAACGCCGCGTGCCACGGAAGCCCCATGAGCGCGGGCCCGGTCTGGAGGAGGGTGCAGAGTTCCTCGGCGGTGGTGGCGTGCCCGTACTGGTCGATCAGGCCGCGGTTCCGCATGGCCTTGGCGACGCCGAGACCGGACGAGCCGACGTCATGTGTGGGCCAGGCCAGTTCGGACCACCGGTCGCAGGAGGTGGCATCCGCGTACAGGCCGATAGCGAAGTGCTCGGCTGCGACCGCGTCCGTCAGGTTCAGGGATGCGGCGTGCGCCTGCTCGGGGCTGAGGATGACCGACAGGAGTGCGGTGGCTGCGTTGCCGGTACAGGACGCCAGGGCGTCGACATCGTCGTCGAGCCCGTATGCCTGTGCTGTGCGAATGCCCTGGGCGAGGAGGTTCCTCTGGTCGAGGACGGGGATGCGGGGTTCCCACGCTGACACCCGGAGCGGTTGCCCGTCGTACGGGCGCCGGTAGGCAAGGCTCCGCGGGTCGAGGACCATGTGTCGGCCGAGACTGGGGTGGACCTCGTAGGTGTGGATCGTGAGATCGGTGGTGGGCACTGCGCCCGTGCTCCTGCACTCCCCGCGCCCAGAGCAGATTGGTTGGCGTGCTGCACCGGCCGGGGCCGGGTGGCAGTCCCTCGGGGGTGGTGCCGGGCGGAGGGTCGCCCTATGGATCAGCGTACGGGTGTGCGACCCGGATGCTGCCCCTGGTGGTTAGGGGGTTGGGGTCAGGCGGCGGATGGTGAGGAGGCAGTACTCCTGGTCCACGCGGACGGTCTCTCCTGCTGCGGGGGTGGTGCGGAATGCGGCGGCTTGGAGGACGACCATCGCGCGGTGTCCTGTCGGCCAGTCGGTGGGGACTTCCCAAGCGGTGTGTGTGGCTATTGGCATGTGGTGGCGGGTGGGGTCGACGTTGTCAGCAGTCCAGGGCGCGATGCGTGTCCAGGGGCGTTGGGCTACTGGGACTGCGGGTTGCAGGTCGACGTCGTAGACCCACAGGTGCCAGCCGACGCCAATGTTTTTGCCGGTGTCGTTGGTGACTTGCATACGTGCGGTGATGTCCAGGATGTCGCCGGGGTTGGCTGGTACGGGGGCCCGGAGGATGGTGCGCATGGTGGACGAGGTGGCCACGGTGAGGGCGGTGGTGGCGGGTTCGTCGGTTTGGACGATGCGTTCCGTGGCCAGGGGCCCGGACGTGGTGCTGATCATCATGCGCCTTTCGTGGGTGGGTTCATGCTTCGCGGTACCAGCCTTGGATGGTGATCCGGGCGTCCGCGACGAGGGCGGTGCCGTTGACGATTCCGTCGCGGTTGTTCGCGTTGTCGTTGGACATGGTGATTTGGTCGATGACCGCCCCGGTGCCTGTTTCGTAGGTGTAGGCGTGTCCGTTTGCTGCGAGCCCGAAGAGGTAGACGCCGCGCCCGTGGACGGGGAGGACTTGTCGGGTGCCTCGGTAGATGTTGCTGGGGGTGGTGATGGTGACGGTGGTGGTGCCGGATCCGGCAGCGCTGACGACGACATCGGCGCAGAAGTACACCATTTTGCCGAGTTTGTAGTACCAGCCGGTTCGGGTGCTGAAGGTGGCTGAGCCGCCACCGGCGACGACGGGGGTGTAGGTGGTGAAGGGGGTGGCGGACACGGTGAGGGTGCCGCCGATGGCGACACCGGTAGGCGTGATGGTGGTGGTTTGGTCGGCGGTGTTGTTACGGGCTCGCAAGCTGATCTGGCTGCCCGACATGCCGAGGATCGTTCCAGGTCCGAGGGACCCGTTGCCGCCAGGGGCGTTGGTGCCGTCAGAGCAGGAAAGTGTCAGGGATGACGTTCCGGCGGAGTCCTTGGCCACGTATCCGTAGGCTGCCGCCTGCCCGGAGGCACTGTTGTACGCGTTCGCATTGGCGTTCAGTTCGAAGCTGCCGCCGCGCACGCCTGGCTGGCTGGACAGGAGGCGCAGTTCAGAGTTGATGAACTGCCCGTTTGGTCCGATTGATGCGACGGACGGCGAGCAGAGAGAGGCGTAGGGGTACGCCGATGTGTCGTCGGTGACCTGCGCTGACAGTGAGCCGGGGCCTGTTTGCCCTGCTGCCCCGGAGTAGAGCTCGACGGCGGGAACGGTTGCGGTTGGGTCGGTCGGGTCGGTGGCTTGGGGGTTGAGAACGACTCGCTGTCCGGATGCTCCTGTTTGCACGATGCCGCCGGTGACAACGGCCCCGTTGACTGATCCGCCGGTGATGGTTTTCCCGGTGATGGCGTCGGCCTTGAGGGCGGTAGCGTCCACTGCCCCGGCGGCGATTTTCCCGACGGTGATGGCGTTCGCGGCGAGCTTGTCGGTGGTGACGGCGAGTGCGTCGAGTTTCGCGGTGGTGACGGCCCCGGCGGCGATCTTCGAAGCGTTCACGGCGAGCGCGTCAAGCTGGGCGGTCTGCACCGCACCAGCGATGATCTTCGGTGTGGTGACGGCGCCGTCCGTGATCTTCGTGGTTCCGATCGCCCCCGTTGCTACCTTCGCGGCGGTGACCGCGTTCTCGGCGAGCTTCACCGTGGTGACGATCCCGTCGAGGATGTCCGTAGCCACCACGGGTGTGGGCCCGAGCGGGCCAGTCTCGGTGGACGGCATGGACGGCGTCCCGGACGTGCTGCGGGCAACAAAACGTACGTACACGGGGGTGTCGGTCGGGATAACAACCGTGGCGCCCTGCGCCGTCTCAATGGTCGAGCACAGGGTCGTAGCGTCCGGGGTGAACCCGCTGCCGGCGGCGGCGTGGACTTCGGTACGCGACCAGTCCAGCGGAAGCACCTGATCGTCAGTGAACAGGCCGTCCCACGATGCGATGACGCCGCCTAGGACCGAGCCGATGACTGGCGCGGACGGAGTTGGCGGCGGGGGCCCGTTCACGATGTTCACCGCGGTGGTGCCGTCGCCCTGCTGGCCCACGATGCCACGCAGTGAACCAGTGCCGTCACGAACCTCCAGGGCTGCATCATCCAGCGACGCGTACGACAGACGGGACGCGCGCTGGAGATCCTTCACCGCCTTCTCCAACTGGGCGAGCTTCGCACCGATGTCCGTCACGACACACCTCCGTACTGGTAGGACGACGACGGGCGGAGACTGATTACGGCCTGCGGGCCTCCGGTCGCCTGCGGCTTGATGGTCCAGCCGATGACCCGGCACCACCCCGTGTACGACGTCCACGCGTTATGGACCCGCGTGTACACGTCGTCGCCGACCTGCCACGCCCCGAACGGTGCCGCCGGGGTGTTCCGGATGGTGATCTCAGCGACCGTCCCAAGGGTTTGCCGCCACGCCCTCTCGGCGGCCGCCCGGATGGCGAGAATGTCAGTGCCGGTGATGTCGGGCAGGTCCAGGACGTGCTCCAGGCGGAGTCGGCCGTTGCGGATGGCGCTGATGCTGCGGCGCTTCGCGGACCCGTCACCGCCGCCATTCGCGATGACGACCTGGGCGTACTCGTCGGCGGCCAGCTCAGCTTCCGGGGGGTCGATGATGTTCTCCCCCGACGCGAACGACAGGTCAGTGCGGCGGGCCCCCAGGCGAGGCCACCCGAGACGGATGCGGCGCACCGGGGCTGTCATCGCGGCGTTCCACGCGGTGGTACACGTGTAGTCGGGGGTGGCGTCCCCCGACACCAGGTCATCCACCACATCCCCAAGGACTGGGAACTCCCACCACAGGGACTTGTGCGGTTCGGCGATCGTGCCGACCGTCGACGTGGACGTCGTCGCGTCGACGACCACCCCGAGGTCCCCGTCCGCAACGGACTGGGCGTACGCCCAGATGTCGCGGATGACCTTGCACCGGTCGGTGTTGGTGTACGGGCCGCGGCCCCCGTAGTTCCCGTCCAGGTCGTGGCGCTTCTGGAGGTACGAGGACCAGCCGGCGGCCTCGATTGTGAAGGTGTTGTCCTGGGAGCGGGCATCCCACACCAGTCCGCCCCATCGCAGTTGGCCGGCGGACTCCACGTAGATGCAGGTGGTGCCCGGGTTGAGGAGCGTCGGGTTCTGCGCGAGCAGGCGCGGTTCCAGCTTCCCCGTCAGACTTCCTGGCCCGTTGAGTTCGTCGCCGTACTCCACCTCGGTGAGCGGCAGTGCCGTTGACAGCCACTCACCTGTCAGGGCGTGCTGGGTGAGGATCCGGTCCGGGCTGGTCATATCGGCGTCTCCACGAACTGGACGTCGGCGACCAGTGTTGTTGCGGTGTCAACGGCGATCCCGCCCGCGTTCCCCGCCCGTCCAGCGCCCTGTGCCCGGAGGGTTTGGGTGGTGCCTGGGTAGATGCTCGGCAGGGTTACGGTGTCGCCGGAGATGACGGAGACGCGGCGGGTGCCGGTGGAGCCGTCGTCATTCAGGGATACCGCCTCCGTGGTGAGGGAGACCCCGAACGTGGCGCGGAAAGAGCCCACGATGCTTCCGGTGGTGTAGCGGATCTGCCCCACGTCGAACCGGAGTTTCACTTGGGTTGCCCATGTCGGGATGGGGACCTGCCATCCGGGGGCGCTGTTGAAGGAAGTGAAGACGCCGTTGGTGTTGCTGATGACGTTGCTGAGGGCGGTCGGGGACTGGGTGTAGATGTCGCGTACGGTGCGGGGGTTCGCGATCTGCCGAATGTCCTTGATCATGGCGTTGGTGATCGTGGACGTGGACGCGGGTATGTCGATGCGGGCCAGGGGGATGCCGGTCCGCCCGTCCGGGATGGTGGTGGCGGACGAGCTGACACCGGAGATGACCTGAAAGTAGTTGATCTTGTCTACTTCTGGGTTCAGGTTCCCCTCGTACTGGGGGTCCTCGACACGCAGAATCAGCATGTCGGACCGTGCGGACCCGCCCGTCCCCGAGATGGGCACCGTCTCAGCCCCCTGATTGCGCACGGAATAGCTGCCCTGGAAGGCACTGACGCGACCGCGTACGATCCCGGACCCACTCCCCACCTGCACGCTGGTGCCCGGAGTGCTGAGCTGGGTGACCTTCAGATCGCCACCCTGAGTAATGCCTTCTGCGCCACGGGCAAGGTCTTGGACCATGGCCCGGAACTGCTCGGCGGAGTGAGTGGCACCGTTCGTGAGGATCGGCACTTGGTACAGGGACATGGTGTGCGCTCCTCAGAGGGCGGTGTAGGCGTCGCGCCAGGTCAGGCGCATGCGGGCGGTGTTGGTGGAGTCGAAGCCGGTCCACCGGAACTCCGACTGGCCGGGCGGCAGGGAGAACAGGTCGATACGGGATGAGGGGGCCAGCAGGGTGGAGGCGTTACCGCCGTTCTCCCGGGTGACGGTGCGGCGACCAGGCCGGGTGTCGATCTCCACCCACTGGCCGGCGGTCAGGTTGATGGTGGGCAGGTCGAGGCGGCGCCCGGACGTGGAGTGGATGACGGACACGTTGGCGACCGGGCCGGTGATCCGGATGATCGGCCACGCGTTTCCGGTCCCCTGGTTGCGCGCCCAGCCGGGCCGGTCCGCCGCTGTCGTTCCGGACTGCACGTAGATCGGGGCGACCACCGGCGCTTTGAACCCGCCGCCGGTCAGCCAGCCCAAGGGGATCTCGGTGGTGGTCTCCTCGTCGGCGTAGAACGTGGGGTCCGTCGCCACGAACTCAAGATCCAGTGGAACGTAACCGTGGATGACCTGCGCATACTCGGGATCCACCTTGCGGAGGCGCCCATCGAGACGTTTCACGGGTCGACCGGGGCGCTTCAACCGCAGCGGCATCGTCTCCCCGCCAACCAGGCGCACCGCCGGATCGTCCGCCGCAGCCTGGAGGGCGGCAACAACATCGTGGGCGGCGGCCGGGTCTCCGGGGGTACGAACCGCGGCATCGAACTGGACCTGCCGGGACGCGTAGTAGTCGGGGCCGGCGAACGCCCCGTCCATGCTGGGCTGGTCGACGTCGTTGTCCCGGACCGGGGCCCGGCCGAGACCGGTCGTTTCGATGACCTGTACCAGGGTGCCAGCGCCCATGAGGACGCCCCCGAGTTCGTACTGCCAGTCCGTCAGCTCAAGCGGCGGCACGGGCATTCACCCCTCCCCTGCGTGCGCGGCGGACCGAACGCCCGACCTGGGCGCCGATGTCCGAGGCGGACGCCCCGGTGCGTACAGCGGTGACCGCGACGTGGGTGTCGCCGCCCTCGCGGACGATGACGACCGGGCGGGTCGCGGACATGTCGGTGAGGCCGATCCCGAACCGGCCGGCAACGTCCTTGAGGACGTTGGTGGCGGCGCGGCGCTTGCTCGCCCCGAGTGGGATGTACGCCTCCCCGCCGGTCTCCGGTTCGGCGAAGGTGACGGCGCCGCCGCGGGTGGCGTAGATGCCTTCCCGGATTCCGCCGTTCGCGTAGCTGAGCCCCTTGTTCGCGCGGGCCAGGTCGGCGAGGAACTGGGTGGCCCGAGCCCCGAGACTGCTCTTGATCTGGGCGGTGGCCTTGTTGGCGATGGTGACGATGTCGTCCTCGCCGAGCCCGGTGGTGTCCGCGACCGCGTGCAGACCCGTTTTGCTGGTCTTGACGGCGGCGATGATCGCGATGAGCTGCTCCAGCTCCTCCCCCGACAGGGTCTTGCCCGCGGTCTTCGCCGCAGTGTTCGCCGACGCGGCCTTCGTTTTGTTGCCGGCGGCTTCCGCGGCGAGCTTCTGTGCGGCCTCGTCGCCTTGGCCTGCGAGCTGGGTGGCGAGGTCGCCGTAGCCCATGGACGCGAGCTTGGCGAGGTTCGCCTGGAAGGCGGTGGACGTCTTGTTGGAAGCGTTGAGCTGCTTGGTGTAGTCCGCCAGGGACGCCTTGGCCAACGGTCCGAGTTTCCGCAGGTTCGCGATGATGTCCTTGAACTGCTTGTTGCTGGCCTTCGCGAGGGCGGCGACCATTGCGGCGCCTTCTTCGCCGAGGTCGCGGAGCTGCTCGATGACATCGGACCCGCCGCGGGACGCGATCTTCGTCAGGTTCTTCTCGTACGAGGCGTTGGCGGACACCGCCGACTTGAGGGTCTTCTGCCAGTCGGCCAGGCTGAACTTCTTCTTGTACTGGGCTTCCGCCTTCCGGGCCGCGTCCGTGGCCGTGGCCAGGGTGCGGCGGGCCTTCGCGACCCGGTTCTCGGCGGCCACCATCTGCGCCCCGGTGTGCTTTCGGCGGCGCAGCGCGGCCAGGGCGGCCTCCGCCGACCGGAGGCCGTCGACGGCGTTCTTCCTCGCGCGGATCTTCTTGTTGTACGTGTCCTTGTCGATCGGCTGGTGTGAGTCCGTGTACGCGGACTGGACGTACGACGTGTCGCGGCGCATGCCGGTCGGGGTGTAACTGAAACCGCCGGAGTCGAATGCGACGACCGCACCGTCGGCGTGCCATTGCACGCTCTTGGGGTCGCCTCCGAGCCGGCGGATGGTCTCCTCGGTGATGGCCCTGCTGCGCCCGCGCTTCGACGCGGCGAGGGGAATGTACGCTTCCCCACCGGTTTCCTCCTCGGCCCACACCCGCCACGCCCCGGCGGGGGCGATCTGCGCGGTGTGGTCCTCGCGGATGCCGCGGCGGTTGGTGCCGCCGTCGGCGTAGAAGTCAAGGACCGACCCGCGCGCCTGCGGGGCCTGGACCATGTCGGGGACGCCGTTGGCGTCCTTGTCGTAGCCGGTGCGCTTGTAGTTGACCAGGACGCTGACCGTTTTGCCGCGGATGTTGTTGATGGCGTTTTGGATGGTGGCGGCGTTGCGGGTGGCGTCGCCGGTGGGGACGGTGACGATGACCTTTTTGCCCTTGGTGTTTTTGATCTTGAAGCCGAGGAGTTCGAGGTGCTGCCGGGCCTCATCCGTGGGCGCCTTGATCGTGAGCGTTTTGCCCTTGGTGGCCTTGACCTTCTCCTGGATGGACTGGAGCTCCTGCTTGACCTTGCCGGTCGGGGCGCTCATGTGGAGTGTCCGGCCGTTGGTCTCCCCGAGCTTTTTGATCAGCTTGTCGAGCTCGTCACGGGCACCCTTCGTCGGGGCGGTGATCTTGTACTCGCGGGTGCCGGGAATCAGGTCGATCTTGTAGCCGAGGTCCTCAAGCTCCTTCTTCGCCTCCTCCCCCAGCGCCTCGACCTTGACCGTCTTCTTCTTCGGGAACCGCTCAAACTCCGCCTGCACACCCAGCAGCCCAGCCAGGGCCGTATCAACCCCCTCGGTTTGAAGAAGGATCGCCACCCGGCCCGGGATGAGGCCCATGGCGTCCGCGACACCAGCAGCCTGCTTCTCGGTCAGCCCGTACTGGTCCCGGAGATCAAGTACAGCGTCTCGACCCTTCTGCATCTCCTTCGTCGCCGCAGCGATCGACTGCGGGACCGTCTTTCCCTGCGACCGGGCGAAGTCGTACGCGGCGACGGCCGCCGACGCGGAACTGTCCGCGATCGTGTCGAGGGTGCTGTAGAGCTGCTGCCCGTTCTTCGTTGTGGTGTCCAAGGCGCCGGTCGAGCTGACCAGCGCCTTCCCCCACCCGTCCGCCTTGTCGATCCCAGAAGCCATCGCATCGTTGGCGTTGGTGATCGCCTCATTCACTCGGGCCTGGGCGGCCTGGAGGGACACGGACCCGCCGGACAGAAGGTCCAGCGCGTCCCGGAGGGCACGGGTACGGGAGTCGGCGTCCGCCGTCTTGTCCGCGAGAGCACCCACCGCACTCTTCAACCGGTCATAGGCGGTAGCACTCCGACCCGTGATCGCATTGTCAAGATCCTTGGCGTTCTTGGCCGCAGCCTTCGCGTCCCCGGACATGCCACGGAGCGACTTGGCAGCGAGCCCGTACTCGACCGCCCGCTTCGCAGCCCCGTCGCCGCCCTTGTCGAGTTCCTTCTTCGCGAGGGAGTCCATCTCCGCCGCCAGGCCCTTGATGCTGCCACGCTGCCCCAGGTAGGCGTCGGTGACGTCCTGAAGGGTGTGCCCCTTCTTCTCCAGCACCTTCATCAGGCTGGTGTTGACGCCGATGCTCTTCGACTGGAGCTTCGTGTCTGCCAGGGTCTGGGCGGCCTGGGTGCGCACGTTGTCGGTGATCGCCCCGTTGGACTCACGGAGCGCCGCCGTGAGGCCTTCCACGGATGCCTTGTGCTGGGACGCGGCTGCGGCAGCGTCCTGCTGGGCGCTCAGGTACGTGCCGAGGAGCATTGTCGCCCCAGTCAAGGCCAGGCCCCACGGCCCGCCAAGCGCCCCGGTCAGGCCGCTCATCGCACTTCGCGCCCCGGTGCTGGCCGCTGCGGTTACCCCCCGGAGGGTGCTCGTGAACCGGTTGCCTTGCGCGGACGCGGTACGGAACGCGCTACCCATGGCCCCGATCGCGGGTACCCGGGCTTGGAGAACAGCCATGGCCGCCCCGTACCGGGTGAGGGACTGGCCGGCGGAGGCGGCCAGCGTGCGCTGGACAGTCATCTGCTGGTTCAGGGACCGGTAGGCGCCGGTGAGGCGGCCGCCGACAGTGCCAGCGAGGCCTTGGGCCATGGGGCCGACGCGGCGCATGAGGAGCATTGCCAGGACCGCAGCCTGGACGGGGCCGGGGAGGGCGGCGAAGCCGGAGACGAGTCCGCCGACCGCGCTACCAATCGGGACGAGGACGCCGGACAGGGCGGACACGGCGCGCGCGGCGGAGTCGAGGACGAACACGAGGATGTCGAGACTGCTGGCGGCGCCGCTGCCTTCCCCGGCCACCTCGCCGAGCGCGGACACGACCGGCTCCACGCCCTTTGCCAGGTTCTTCAGGACGTCTACGACCATCTGCCCGAGTGACAGCAGGACGTGGAGGGCGGACGCGGCCGCGTCCGTACCCAGCTCCTTGAACGGGTCGAGCATGTCCTTTGCTGCGTCACCGATGTCGCCGAACTCGCGGCGGGCGGCTGCGGCAACGTCCGGCCCGAACAGAGTCGCGGCGTCGTTGAAGTGCTTGAAGAACTTCTCGATCTTGGGTGTGGCGTCAGAGATCCACCCGGTGACACCTCGGATCATGTACTCCAGGCCGGGCGCTAGGCCCGTGTACAGGGCAAGACCGGCCTGCTCGGACTTCGCCTTGAGTTGGACCATGGCACCGGCAAGACCCTTACCCTTGGCTGCCGCAACATCGGTGGCCGCCCCTACACGATGGGTAGACACCATCAACGAATCGAAACTGTCCACCCCTTGGTGAGCAAGAGCTGCCATTCCCTGGACAGCAGGCTTACCGAAAGCCTTTGTTATGGCAGCGGTAAAGTCCTTGTTTGTTAGATTGTGCTGGGCATCCGACAAACGCTCAATCATGTATCGAAGGCCCTTGAACTTGCCTTCGGTGGTCCACGCCTCAATTCCCATAGCCTTGAGGCCCTGGACCATCATGGGAGTCGGCTTGGACAGGTTGGTAAACATGGCACGCAGGCTGGTACCTGCGGTCTGCCCCAAAATTCCGGCCTTGCCGAGCATCCCTACGGCGCTGGCCGCTTCCTGCATCGTTACGCCAAGGTGGTTAGCGAGCGGCCCGGCGTACTTCATGGCGTAGTAAATGTCCGTGATGGACCCGGACGCAGAGTTTGCCGTAGCAGCAAGGGTGTCGGCAGCAACGCTTGCCTTGTCAGCCCCCATTCCGAACTGGTCCATCATGTCGCCCAAATACCTGGCAGACATAGAAGCAGACACTTGGGCGGCGGAAGCAAGAACCAGCGCTGACCGAGTAGACGAGATTGCCTGGTCGGTTCTGAACCCGGCTTTTGCCAGCTCGACCATGGCTTCGGCAGCGTCAGCGGCAGTAGCGGTCGGAATGGTGAGGTCAGCGCCGAGCTGATTAGCTGTGGCTCCGGCCCGCTGCATTTGTACCTGGGACGCCTGGGTGACCGCGCCGAAGGTACTCATCGCTAGCTGGTACTCGTTGCCGTGCTTGAGCATCCCGGAGAAGCCCATGACGAGGGCCCCGCCGGACATCAGCGCGGCCAGCCCGGTCAGTTGGTGGCGGAGCCGACCGGACTCGGAGGTCATCTGCCGCAGGCTGCGGGTCCCACCGGACCCGACGCCGCGCATGCCGTGGGATGCCCGCTGGGCGGCTTGAGCGAGACGGGTCAGGTCTCGTACAGCGCTGGTGATCTGCCTGGACATGCTGGCCAGGTCCCGGCCGGCAGTGCGGGAGTTTCCGCCGAGGCTGGTGAGGTGCCGGTTCGCGGTGCGGGCTGCGTCCCCGTACCGGCCGAGGTGGCGTCCGGCGGTGCGGGCGTTGTTGCCGAGGGTGTTGAGGTGGCGTCCGGTGGTGCGGGCGACGGTACCGAGGGTGCGGATGTGGCGGGTGGCGGTCTGGGATGCCTGCCCGAGGCCCCGCACTTCGGTTTTCGCGGTGCGAGCCGCAGTACCGAGGGTGCGGGCGTGCTTCGCGGCGCTCTTGAGGGACTGGGCCAGGTCGTTACCGTGACCGCGCAGGTCAACCGAGAGGTTCCAGTTTGCCACCGGTTCCGCCCCTCCCTCTCAGTGCTGTTCAGTCGTCGTCTGTGATGCGGTGCCGGTGTCCGGCGAGTTCTCGTTGCGCTTGGAGGGCGGCGGCCGCCGCTGCGGGGATCAGCCCGACCTTGACGCCGTTCGTGTCGACCCCGTCCCGGCCGAGCTGGTCTTGCCGGTCGGCGATGACCTGGCAGCCGACGCAGCGTTGGACGGTGACCGCGTAGGCGTCCTCCTGGCCTTCGCCGCCGTGGTCCCAGTCGTCGTACCGGGTGTTGCACTGGGGGCACACGGTCCGCTGGTACTCCAGGTAGGCGAGGGCTTTCTCCCGGTCGCGGGCTGTCCAGGTGCCGTCACCGATGCCCCGGAACTGGCTGTGGGGAATGCCCCACCGGTCGCAGAGGACGAGCTCACCGCGTAGACGCTCATCCCGGATTAGCCTTTTCCCAGGTCCATGCGTGCGGCTTCTTGGACGTTCCACGCGGCGTTGAAGAGAGCGGACGCTTCCGCCTCGGACCAGGTGTCGAGGTACTCGCGGGCGTCATCCGCGGTCATGCCGTCCATGGACGCCTTGGCGATCAGCTCAGGGCCGAGCGACTCGACGTTGAGGTCGTGCCCGTCCTCCGCCTGGTCCTCCGTGGCTGGGTGGGCCTTCTTCAGTGCCTCGAATTCCAGCCGGGGCAGCGCTTGGAACCTCAGCACGATCGACGCGGCGTCGTACGCCTCCTGCGCGTCGGTCACGTCCTGCTCGGCCTGGGCGACGGCGGTCGGCCCGGTGGAGTCGTCGAGGCGGTCTTCGGCTGCGGCCTTGATGCGGCGCAGGGTGTGCTTCGCGGACTCCAGGGTGACCCGGAGGTCGAGGTCGTCGCAGATCGTCAGGGCGACGGTGGGCCGGGTGCGGTTGCGGAGCTTCTCGCGGGTGGCGGCCCAGTGGGCGTCCTTCGCGACAGCTTCGGCGGGCGGGGCGGGGGTGGTGGTCTTGGTGGGCATGGTGGTCCTCCGTCAGAGGGGAAGGGGGCCCGGCCGGGCGCCGTGCGGCGCCCCTTCCCGAACGTCGTCGGGCCCGGCCGGGAGCAGTGGGGAGCGCGGCTCAGCCGCCGCCACCGGAAGCGGGCACGGTGGCGTTGAGGAGCGGGCGGTCGGTGATCGCGAACGCCACGTTGATCTTCGCGGCCTCGTTGTCGAGGGTGATCGCCGCACTGTTGGAGGACACCGTCACCGGGAAGACGTCCATGCCGGGCGACGCGGGGGTCATGCCCTTGCGGCAGACGATGACGAACCCGACGGTGCCCTTCGCGAGGTCCGACTCGACGTCGGCAAGCTTGTCGTCCTCGTAGAACGTGATGCTGGAGTCCGCCGCCGAGTCGTCGCCGGAGATCTTCGACACGAACGTCGACGCCATGTCCGGCGTCTCGATCATCTGGTTCTCCAGCGAGAACCCGTCGACCGCGGCGATCTGCCGGCTGTAGTCGGTGGCACCGGTCAGCTCGGCACTGGTCGGCATGTATCCCGGATCGGCGATCGTCTCCGCGAAGAGAATCTTCGAGACGCCCTTGCGCTGGAACCTGGCCATTGGTGGACCCCTTGTCCTCACATGTGGTGTGGGTGCGGCCACCTGCGTGGTGGCGTCCGCGTGGGGTCCCGCCGCGGTGCGGTAATACGGCCTGACAGGGTCAGGCTGGGGTCAGGTCAAACCTGAACCTCTGTACGTAACTGATGATCCCATCCGTGGGGTCATTCGTTGCCCCCGCTTCGATGTCGAGGGCTCGCCCAATGACGCTGACGCCGGGGATGACGAGGGGGTGCAGCCACAGTCCGGTGACGGGGTTGCGGCCGAGGAGGGCTTCGCGGGCCTTGTCGGCCATCCACTCGACCTGGTCCGGGTCGCCGACCGTGCCGGGCTTCGACGGGTCGGGGCCGGACACGGACGTCACCTGGTAGACGGGGGACATGTCGTCGTTGGTGTCGGCGAGCGGCGGCCCGTCAAGAGTGGTGTCGAGGGAGTACAGCAGGTAGTAGTGCTGGCCGCCGCCGGTGGGCTGTTTGCCTCGGCCGACGGGGCGCCCGCTGGCGGAGGCGAGGAGCGCGGCCAGGGCCATGCTGACGGGGCGCCGGAGGATCACCGGAGGACCTCCGCGACGGCGTACCGCATCTCCATCATCAGCGTCGACCCGATGTACGGGATTGCTGGCCCGACGTGGGCGAACGGTGGTTGGTTGTAGACGCGGCCGAGGCTGTCTGGGCCGGAGAAGCCGAATTCGAGGCGCCGCCCCTGGGGTGCGTTCGTGCCGATGGTGCACGCCGCCCCGTACGGCAGGCGTCGTGTCTGCGTCTGCCAGGAGTTGCGGTAGGCGCCGGTGATGACGTTTGGTCCGGGTCTGCCGGATGCGTTGCCTCGGATGCGGGCACGCCCGAGTTCCCCGGTGTGCTGGACAGCCCGCTGGATAGCGGGGCCTATCTGGGCGGCGGCCTTGTCGAGGCGGGTGGCGAGCTGTTCGGGGGTCACGGTGCACCTCCTGCCGCGGCTGCTTGGTTCTGGTCGAGGGGGGTGATGCGTACAACTTCGACGGTTCCGGCGCGGCCGGGGTCTTGGCTGGTCCAGGACCGGCCGAGGAGCCCGGTGCGGGCCGGGTCGTGGACGGCGACGACGGTGACGATGGCGTCCTTGGGTGGGATGTGGGCGTTGAGGGGGGTGAGGAGCCGGTAGCGGGAGGTGGTCTCCTGCACCCATGGGGTGAGCGCCCCGGGGGTGGCGGAGAGTTCCTGGGCGCTGCTGCCTTGTACCGCGCCGGGCCCCTCGTAGAGCACCTGGTCGTCGGGGTAGTCGAGTTCGCCGGTGTCGGGGTTGAAGACGGGGTCGCCGGTGGCGGGCAGGGTGACACGGACGGTGTCGATGCAGATGTTGTTTTCTACCCAGGCGACGACTCCGGCGAGCGCCCCGTCGAGCCCGGCCATCAGCCCCTCCCCTGCGCCCAGTCGGCGAGCTGCTGGAGCATCGCCACGGTCAGCTCGTTGGGGCTGCCGTCGAGGTCGTCCCGCTCCAGGGCGGCGCGCGCGAGGGCGGCGGGGTCGATGTTCGCCAGGAACGCGGCTACCAGCTCCCCTTCGTCCTGCTCGGGGGCGGCGACGGCGACCTGGGCGAGCCCTTCGAAGTCCAGGCCCCGGTGCGGGGCGGTGTGGAGCACGAGGAGTGGGGCGGCACCAACTTGGTGCTGAAGGTTGTAGCCCTGGAGGGACCGGCTGATGTCGGTTCCGTCGATCTCCACCTTCCCCGTGACACCGTCAGCGGTGATGCGAACGTGGCGCGGCTCGTCGGCCATGCTCGGGGCATCCATTACAGAGTTACCTCCGGGTCCTCGTCGAGAGGCACGGCCTGCCGAACGCGGCGTTCGACTGTCACGAGTCCTTCGGTAGGCGCATCTGTGAACCGCTGGCCGTTCTCGTCCCGGCAGTACTCCGTGTACCGAATCTGGCAGGCCCCTTCGTTGTGGTTCACAACCCGCGAGTGCACGGTGATCGGGGCTCCGGTGAAAACGAACTGCGGGTCGATACTGTTCGCTTCCAACCAGGATCGCACTCGCTGCTTCTGGGCCTTGCTAAGTACCTGGCCCGCTTCTATGACGGTGACAATGCGGCGTTGCACGGGGTAGGGCACGGGCTTGGGCCGTGGCGTGGGGGCATGCACAGGGCTGTGACGCATGAGCCCGCCGTCACCCCAGTGCGTCGTGACTGTGACGACTGCTTCGGCGACGCGCTCACCTTCCTCCATGTCGATCACGAGCCCGAGGGCGTCAAGCTGCGCGCCGATCTTCTGCTCAGTCATACGGAGTCTCCGGATTCGATGTCGGTGCCGTCGATAACGACCTTCCCCATGGCGCCGTCGGCGGTGATACGGACGTGGCGCGGCTCGTCGGCCATGCTGGGGGCGGTCATGCTGCGTCACCGCCCCGACGGGCGCGGCGCATATGCCTGTCAATCTCGCGGGCCAGCGGCACGTACGCCTCGCCTTCACCGTTGCTGCACATGAGTACCTGCCGCATACCGGCAGGCTCGTAAGTGGCGCCGCACCACTGGCAGCGGCGGCTGATTCCTTGCACCTTGGCTGCCGGGTGCCGCCCTCGGCGGTGCAGGTATCGCATGCGGATCGCATAGCACCGTGAGTAGATAGCGGTGAATGCGGTGTACAGCCCGCCGCTCTCCCGCTTGAAGCTCGGGAGGAAGCGGTACGCCAGCGTCAGAGCGGGGTTCATGCCGGGGTCCTTTCCGTGCACAGGTCGCAGGTGCAGGCGGCGGCGTCGGCTTCCACGCCACCGAGCCAGCGGTCGCACTCCTGCATGGCGATGCGGTCTGCTTCACCGCCTCGCACCTGCCCGTTCAGTGCGATCCCGAGGGCGCCTCTCAGGCCGATGAGTTCGCCGAGAACCTGGGCGCTGGCAAGCGGCGTGTAGTCGGTGCGCGCCTCGATGTGGGTTCGGCGACGGTGGTACTCGCGCAACAGCGCGTCGCTGATGGCGGTCATGCGGCACTCTCCGTCAGCAGTGCCGCGTCGTCGGCTCGCAGCAGGTGGTGGGCCAGGTAGTACTCGGCGCGGTGGCCACGCATGTGCTCCGTGTCGTCGCCCGCCTGAGGTTCGGGCCCCATCTCGGCTGCAAACGCTGAGTCCGGCGGGGCGGTTCGCCAGGCGAGCGTGCACCAGGCGTAGTAGTCGGCGAAGGTCGGCGACTCGATGGCCTTCTGTGCCCGTCGTACGTAGTGCTGTCGAGCCCGCTCGTCCATCTCGTCCCACGCTGGATGGGCGGGCGCGGCCCCGGACTGGATCAGTTGGAAGGGGAGGAGCGTGCCCTCATAGAGGGCCTTGGCTGCTACTTCGAGGGCGCGGCTGGGAAGGGTCATGTGGGGTCTCCTGATTCGATGTCGGTGCGGCCGTTGAGGTCGGGGCGGGGAATCCAGGAACGGATACAGCCGTGGTGGGCGGCGGGGTACATGGACGCGTCGTCGATGCTGCGGATCGTGCCGTCCGCATGGTCCGTATCGGGGTGTGAGGCGAAGCCGCACTCGCTTCCGTCGACGCACTGCATCCACTGGGCACCCAACTCCCACCGGGCGGTGTTGATCGCACCCGTGTTCGCGGCCACAACGCCCTGCCACAACAGGGCGGATCGGGCCCACGCCTCTACGGGGTGCCGGGACTGGTCGGCGTAGATGACAGTGGTCAGAGGGTGTTCGGCGGCGAGGCGGGGACTGTCGATGCCCTCGTGCTGGCGTCCGGCCGTTACCTCGCGGGCGGCGTCCTGTGCGGCGCGGGAGAACGCTTGGGCACGCCGCACGGTCTCCTGTACCCGGCGGATCAGGTCGACGTAGAACGTGGCGGTGAGCGGGGTGAGGGCCGCCTGGTGGTCGGTCGTCCACCGGAACAGGGTCACGTCCCGGCGGGCGCGGCGGAGGGCTTGGAGGGCGCCGTCGCGGTACGCGGTCGGTAGGTCCGTGGCCGCCCACCGCTCGACAAGAGCCCTCACCTCACGGTCGAAGCGTGCCACCTGCTGGTTGTAGTCGCGGACCGCCGCCCGGATACGGGGTGTGGCACCCACACCGGGCCGGATCCGCTCCAGAGCGCGCAGCAGAGCATCCTGCGCGGTGGTGAGGAGCTTCCAGGTACGGACGAGGCGGGTCAGGAGCAGGGCGACCAGGGCAAGGAGTTCCTCATGCTGGCCGGTGCGGTCCTGGGTGGGTGTGGGGCTGGTCATCGGCGTGGCCGCTCAACGAGACGGATGATGCCGAACCCGTTGCCGGTCAGGTCGTCGTCCGGGTCGTCAGGGGCTGGGGGCTCCCCCGAGATGAGGGCGGCGAGCTGCCGTTCGTACGCCTTAATGGACTCCGTGTACGACACGGACACCACCCCGGTCACATTCACCGTGGACGGCTGCCCCCGTAGTTCCGCGAGACGCCCGCGCACAACCTCGATCGCCACTGCCCGGCCGGAGCCGAGACGCTGGTAGCGCTGCTCCAGGTCCGCGACGTCGGTGCCCTTGCCGAGCTCGGCGAGGAGCCAGGCTTGTACGGCTGTGTCCACCAGATCCTCCGGGAGCAGGGGTTAGGAAGGGGTGCAGGTGCGGGCCCGGCCCTTGGCGCCCCACCAGGGGGGCCGGGCCCGCCTCCGCTTACTGGCCGCCGGTACCCTCTGCGGCGGCCGACCGGCCCCGGGCCGGCTTCTTGGCCGCCGTCTTACGGGCGGCCGGCTTGGTGTCCTCGGAGTCGTCGCTCTCGTCGGACTTGGTGTCAGCGTCGCCCGGGGCCGATGCGTCGCCAGAGGCGGCGTCCGGGCCGCTTCCGGCACGGCTGCTGTCGCCCCCGGTCTTCGGGAGGTTCGGGAGCTTCCCGTCGACCCAGGCGTCCGGGTTCGTCACCAGGGCGGCCAGACGCGGCTCCGGTTCCTCCCCCGCCCGCAGGACGACCGTCGCGTGCCGGTCCGGGTCCCGGACGAACACCGTGTTGCGTAGCGTCGCCATGGCTCACGCCCCGAGGACGGTCGCGGAGATGTGGATGTCCGGGACGTACAGGACGGGCATGCCGATCGCGGCGCCGCGGGAGTAGATCTGCACCGGGTCGTCTTCGACCTTGGTGACGACGACGATGCCCGGGGCCTCTTCGCGGGTCAGGGCGGGGTTGGTGCCGGAGGTGAACTTCATGGACTCGCGGGTGACGCCGTACTGGGTCTGTCCCCACTCGGAGGCCGGAACTGCCGGGATCATGATCCACTTATTGTCGGGGAGGACCCGCTTGTACACGTCGTCGTCCCAGACCTGAACGTCGTACGTGACGATCGGCGGGAGCCCGTACCTCGACCTGACCGTGTCGACCTCGTTCGGGGCGAGCGTCGCCGTGGGCGTACCCCCGATCGTCGAGGACCCGTAGAACGCGGCCCGATACTCGGCGTTCGACGCCAGCAGGGCGCGGGCCCGACGGGACGTGATGATCTCGCGCGGGGCGGGGGCCCCGTTGTCGACGAGGTAGTCCATCCACGCCCGCTCGTCGGACAGGGGGGTGGCGGCCGGGTCGTCCCACAGGACGCCTGCGGTCGGCATGTTCTCCGCCGGAACGTTCCAGTCGACGTCCAGACCGAGACCAGGCAGGTTGACCGAACCGGTAGCCAGGAGCTGACCGGCAGCGAGTTCCTGGGACGTCTTGATGGACTCGACGTGCCGCTCCGTGTCGGAGTACAGCAGGTCGATGTACTCCTGCGTGTTCTTGCCGTGGCCGACGTCGAGGAGGATCTGGTCCATCTCGGAGACGGCGAGGGTCTGGCCCAGGGCGGGCAGCATGCCCTCGTTCACGACACGCTCGGCCTGGCGCTTCGCCATGGCCGTCGGCGCGTCGTATGCCCGGAACTTCGCGGCGTTGACGCGGCGCTTCGCGGATGTGGTGCGGAACCGGATGCCCTGGATCTGCTTCTCGGGCAGAACCTCGCGGGTCAGGCGGTAGTTCGCGGGGGTATCGATGGCGCGGGCGAACACCGTGAGGTCGGTGTCGTTCGTGTCGCGCAGGAGGAGCTCAAGAGCCTCCATGGTGATCTCCTCCTTCTACCGGTAGTGGATGTTGACGCCGGGGGCCACCGCAGTGACGTTCGCCGGGTCGAGGGGGACGGGAAGCTCTCCGGCGAAGATCTCGCCGCGCCACAGCAGGGCACCGGCGGCCTTCGTGGAGGTGGGGTTGAAGCTGATCTGCGAGACGAGGAACCCGGCGAGGACCTCCGTGCCGTCCGATGCGGCTGCGGCGCCACCGGCGGTGGTCGTGGTGACGGTGACGGCCGGGTCGGTGCCGCCGGACAGGTTGGTGCCGGAGGCGGTCATCTGGGCGACGTTGTCGCCGGTGAACTGCCCGCCGAACGTGACGGTGACCGGGGTGCCGGGGAGGGCGCCACCGCCGGTGACGACGTCACCCGGGTTGATGTTCGACAGCGCCTCGAGAGCCGTCCGCACCTGCGCGGCGGTTGCGTTGTACGGGATGCCGGAGGTGGTCTGCCCGGAGAACGTCAGCGTGTACGTGCCGCCGGTCGGGCCGCCGGTGATGGTGACGGTCTGGACCTCGGATGTGACACCTGCGAACGGGGCGTACAGACCCGACGCGGTGACCTTCCCGAGGGGGATCCCGGACTTCATGACCGTACGGCCCTGGAGCAGCGGGTTCGACGCGACCACGTAGTGGGTGCCGGCCTCGAACTTCGTCAGGTCGAGGGTGATGGTGTTGGTGTCCTGGACTCCTACCAGGGACGCGAGCCACGGCCGGTCGGCTGTGACGCTGTCCGTGTAGGAGTAGGGCTGGAAGTCGTTCACAGCTCTCTCCTCGTGCTGCGGTGTGCGGTGACAGCTGCACCCCTGGGGGTGTGCGTCCACGAGGAGGAGGGCGTGGTCCCAACCCCAGCCGGTGGCCGGGAAGTCTGCGGTCAGGCGGCGGGCTTGTGGCCGCGAAGTCGGGCCATTTCCCGGCCGCGGTCTCCGGGCTTGCCGGTGGGGGTCTGTCGTGCGGGAGGTCCGCCTGCGGGTGCACCGCTGGGGGCCGGGGGGAGCTGCGGGGTCTGGGCCGACGGGTCGGCGGCTGTGCGGGCGGCACCGAAGAGTTCACCGCGGCGGCCCTTCAGCGCTTCGGCAGCTTCGGTGATCGTGGTGTCGTCGGCGTCGTCGGGGACACGCAGGAGAGCGACAGCGTCCTCAAGGTCGACGCCAGTCGCCCCGAGTCCGACGAGGATGGCCCGCCGGTTCGCGATCCGCTCACGCTCGGCTGCCGCCTTCTCACGGGCGTCGGCACGGGCCTCACGGTCGGCGAGGTCGCGTTCCTTCTTCTCCTGCTCGGACAGCCGCGCTTCCTTGGCCTTGCGGCCTTCCTCGATGAACGCCTTCGCGTCGTCGAGGTTCGAGAATCCGAGGTCGGCGGCGACCTTCTCGAGAGCAGCCCTCGCGCCGGCACGTTCGCCCTGGGCTTTCTCCTTCGCGGCGAGCGCGGTGAGGTCGTCCTGAGTGAAGGTGCGCTGGGCGGGCGGGCCCGGCTTCGGGGGGTCCTGCGGGCTCGGTGCGCCACCGGCGGGCGGGTCGCCGCCGTCGTTGTAGAACACCCCGAGGGCGGGGACACCGGCGTACGGGTGCACCCACGCCGACTGGATGGTGGGGGTGTTGTGGTGCTGCGTGGGGCGACGCATGAGCGCAAGTCCTCCCAGACTTGTTCCAGGCCCCGCGCCTTGATCCAAGGAAAGCACAGCCCTGGTCATTCGTTGCCCCTGGTCGGCTGCTGCCCTTGGTCGGCGGGTACATCCGGCAGGTTCACCGCGGGTGCTTTGTCAACGCTCGGCGCCTTCAGGCCGAGGAAGTCAGCGACCTCCTGTGTGCTGTTGAGTGCGTCGGCGAGGAAGCGGGCCTGCTCGAACTGGCGGGACTGGATCTGTGCGATCTCCGTCTCGACGTCGTCAATGGGGAACCCGGCGTCGGTGAGCATTCGCACCCCGGTCTCCAGGGACAGGACTCCCTTCTCCACACCGCTTGCTACCTGCTCCAGGACGGCCGCCTTGTCGGTCGGGGTGTACGGGCCGCGGACAAGGAGAGCGTCTTGGGGCGTGATGCCCGCCCAGTCAGGGTGCTGGCCGGCCATGAAGAGGCGCTGCGCAAACTTGAGGATGAGGCTTTCTTTGTGTTCGCGGGCCAGGCGCATGCTGCCGATGAGGGAGTCGAGGGGGCCGAGGCTGATCTGCATGGCGAAGCCGGAGGGGACCTCGGACGGGCTGAGGGTGCCCAGGGATACGGCGGGAAGCCGGACGATGGTGGAGGCCCGGTCCTTGAGGTCGGCAACGTGGTTGCGGAGCTCGGCCAGGGCCCGGGACGTGTCGACGGCGCTGAGCTTCCCGTTCTCCCCCAGCTTGAAGACCATGCCGGGGCCAGCTGCGAGTTCCTGCCGCGGGTCGGTAACGCCGGATACGGCCAGCATCGGCAGGCCAGTCGTGGCGGATGCTCGGGCGGAGTCGGTGTCGGAGCCGGCGAGCTCATCGAACACCTGCAAGGCCTTCGCGAGGGACGACTGGCCCCAGTGCTCTTCGGCGGGCGGGACCGTGTTGGGGACGTGGATGACCGGGATGAAGTCGATGAGGAGGTCGAGGTGGTCGAGGACTTCACCGTCGGACCGGGTGGCGTAGGTGGCGCTGGTGGCGGGAAGGGAGTCGACGTCGATGTTGCCCTTGAGGTCGCCGATGACCCAGGTGGCGTCGGTGAGGTAGCAGGTGAAGTAGGAGGGTTCGTCGTTCCACGCGTACTGGCGGGCGATGGCCCCGGAGGCGGGGTCGACCATGTCGCCAGGGCTCAAGGTGGGGCCCGCGGGGTCTGTGGCGTCCGGGTCGGACTCGGGGGTAGGGGGAAGGGCACGGACGGCCCGTGTGCCAGTCTCGTCGACCCCAGCAACGGTCAGGGGACGGATCCAGTCCAGCTCGTAGGTGATGCGACGCAGGCGGGCTTTCAGGCCGCGCTTCGGGTCCTCGGGGAGCTCCCACGCGAAGTGGACGCGCCGCGGGTACTCGCCGCCGTCGTCGTCCTCGCCGATGACGGGGAAGTAGAAGCCGGGGTCGGTGACGCGTAGGGTGGGGCGCTTCTTCGCCGGGTCCCACGCCATGCGGTACACGCCGTCTCCGAGGGCGACGGTCTTACGTTCGCACTGCTGAAGTCGCATGGGGAGCAGCTCGGCCTTCGCCCAGTCCCGCAGGAGGGCCTGGACGCGTTCCGCCGCAGCGATTGACGCCTCGGCCGCTTCTCCCGCGGTGGACTGCTCTGCCCCGGGGACCACGATCTTCTGGTCTCGGCCGAGGACGTTGGAGACGAGCGTGTCGATGAACATGCTCGGGTCGCCGAACTCGCGGCGGTCCCGGGCGCCCGCACCATCGACGACCTCTGCGATTTCTGAGGCCTGGTTGTGGTCGTAGGCGGACAGCAGCTTGTATGCGGCGAGACGCCGTTCGTCTTCGGCGGGCACCCACATGGCCTGCGCTTCGGGGAACGCCCGCCGGTTGGGCATGCCCTGGCTGTCGGAGTAGACCGGCTTGTAGTTCAGCCAGCTCCATGCGTGGATGGCGATCTGCCTGAGACCCACCAGATACCCCTCTGCACCAGGCCCCGCGCCATGTGATCAGCGTACGGGCGATGCGGTGAGGTGCTGCCCCTGGTCTGGGCAGAGCAGGCTTCCTAGCCCTTCCGGGTGATTACCCGCAGGTAGGGGTGAACGAATGCCCGGATATTGCGGGTTGCCCGCCGATACACGCCCCGGATGGTTCGGAGGGTCACCACGAGGACGTAAAGTGGTGCGCCACGGATCGTTCACCGCAGCTTCCTGAACGGCCCCCTGGGACGCACGTGTGCTTGGGGTACCGCACCTCGGGCCTGACCCTGCAGGGGGAAGCTGATGGAGAACGAAGAGCCGGACTGGAACTTCTGGTGCTTCGTGATCGCTGTCATTGAGTTGGCCGCTCAGGCGATGACGTAGCTGTAGGTAGAAGCCCCAATCCGGGTCCGTGGCGGACGGCCGCCTCCCAACCAGGGAGGCGGCCTTCTGCGTTGCAATGCATCAGCTAGTGCGTTGGGCCAGCGTACTCGCCTTTCCATCGATTTTTAAAATCTGCACGGATTGACACCTGCTCAAAACGCCGATCTGCACGTATGCCGGGATCTGCGAATCCACGCACATCGTCGATCAGCGGCGCCCAAACAGCCTGGTGTCCGAGTACGTCTCGCTTCTGATCGATGCTGTTGCTGGATCTGCTAGTTCGGTCAGTGCATGCACAGCAGCATCCATGCGGTCGGGGCTGTCGAGGCCTGGCACCCAGGTGACCATCTGCGTTTCGAGCTGGTTGAACTCGGCGCAGTGATGGACCTGTCCTGTCTCGTACAGCTGGGCGATCGGCTCAGCGCGGAGTCTCTTGCCCTTCTTCGCGGTGACGTCGACGATCCGCGGCATGAGCTGGCCGCCGGTCTTGCCTTGGCGTTCGAGTTCGGCCCAGGCCTGGACGACGTTCTGGCGGGCCATGTCGCCTCCGTAGTTCGTTTCGACGACGATCGCGTCGGCGCCCAGGTCGAGGGCGAGGAGGCAGGTTTCGCGGCCGCGGGCTTCGGCGGAGTGGGTGCCGGTGCGATCGGCAAGGACGTAGTAGTGGCCGTCGGTGGACCGGCCAGCGGCTACGATGCCGGATTCGTCGTGGCCGGGGGTGTCGCCTCCGGCGGGGTCGAGGGCGACGACGACACGGGACAGGTCGACGGCCCGGAACGCGATGGGGCTGATGCGGTTGTCGGTGATCCAGGGCCATTGCCACACTCCGCCTTCGAGGGGTCGGGGTTGCTGCTGGTAGAGGGACCACCAGACGCGCTCGCCGACTGCCCTACGGGTCCGTTCCAGCTCTTCGGCGTCGTATTGCTCGGGCCACAGGGCTTCGCCGGGTGCGCGGCCTAGGGGGTCGTCATCGGACAGTGCTATGGCCGGCAGGTCGATGAGGGTCCAGTTCTCGGGTTCGGTGGCGAGGATGCGTCCGGACAGGTCGTCTTCATGCCAGCGTGTGTTGATCAGCACGATTGAGGCGCCGGGGGCTCGGCGGGTGTAGAAGACGGACTGGTACCACTCCCACTTGCGTTCGCGTTGGGTGGGGCTGTTGGCGTCCTCGCTGCCCTTGAATGGGTCGTCGATGATGCCGAGGTTAAAGCCCTTTCCGTTCAGTGAGCCTCCGACACCAGCGGTGACCATGCCGCCGCGGACGGAGGATCCGCGGGGCTGTTCGAGGTCGAAGCGGTTGGCGGCACGGGAGCCGTCGTCGAGGCGTACTCCCAGGGTGTGGGTGTACTCGCGGAGCTGGTCGCGGACCCAGCGGCCGTGGTCGTCCGCCAGTTCGGCACCGTATGAGGCGAGCATGACTCGGTGGGTGGGGTGGCGGCGTAGGTACCACAGGGGGCCCCAGCGGGAGGCGCGCTGGCTCTTCCCGTGCCTCGGCGGGCAGGTGATCATCACCTGTATGCGTTCACCGGCGGCGATCCGCCGGAACACGTTATCGATCATGTCGAGGTGTGGGGCCTGCTTCTCCCTGCCTTCGGTGAGGACGGAAGCGAGGGCGCCTGGGGAACGGTCCATGGCCATCTGCCGTTCCACCCAGGCGAGGCGGAGACGAACATCGGGGCCGGCCTGCGCGACGATGCGTCGGCGTTCGAGAACGGGAAGCTCCCGGTAGTGATGGAGCAGTGCGTCCTCAAGGAGGTCACCCGTCAGTGTCGCCACCAGCGTCCTCCTGGTCGCTGTTATCCGCGGTCGGGGTGTTCGGTTGGCCGGCGTATCCGATGAGGGTGTTCAGCTCGTCGAGTGATCCGCTGCCGAGCGGTACGGCGCCTCCGTCTGGGCCGGACAGTTCGGTGCGCTGCGGCATGTCGAGCCCGTTGAGCTTGGCGCGGCGGTCCATGAGCTTGAGGACGGTGTCGACGGCCTTGAGGTCGATCTCCTCTCCGACGATCTCGCGTTCCTTGTTGAACACCGGGCTGGGGGTGGTGGCCTTGTCCCAGACAGCTTCGAGGAGGGAGTCGAGGCGCTCGTTCTCCTGCTGCCGGTACACGCTCGCCTCCGCCTTCTCGGCGTCGCGGGCTTCTTCGAGGGCGCGGATGAGGTCCTTAGAGGCGCCTTGGACGCTGGAGTAGCCGAGGCAGGTGGGGGATTCGGGGCCGGTGATGCGGGGGTCGTCGTAGCGGATGCCTTCACGGCGGTAGGCGATGAGTTTGGCGCGGCGGGCGCTGATGGCGGCTTGGGTGGCTTTGGAGTGCATGGCGGTGGGGCTCCCGCGTCTCGTCGTTGTTCTGGTTGGGCCCCGCGCCTGTTACTGATGATCCCCGATGTCCGGGTTTTGCTTCCCCCTGGTGGGTGGGGGGTGTCATCCTGCGCGGCATGAACATGATGCGCGGGGTGGGGGTTGTGGCTGCGGGTGTGGCCGCGGTGGTGTTGGCGGGCTGTGGTGGGGGCGGGGAGGGGGACGTGGGGGCGAAGGCGTCCTCGAGCCCGTCCGTGACGGCATCGCCGGATCCGGAGGAGTCGGTGGAGGAGCCGGTGTATCCGGCCGGCCCGGAGGGTGACATCGACCGCCTGGCGGATGAGGAGGGCTGGGTTGTTGACGACTTGTACGAGTCGGCATCCGAGTTCGTGGCGGACATCTGCGATTCGCTGCCGGACAGTAGTGCGGGCGGTGCGTCGCGGCCGCAGTGGTTGGCGGAGTCCGGGAACTTCGACGGGGACGGGAAGGACGTCTTGCAGGCGGGGGTCCCGAAGTTGTGCCCGAAGTGGTCGAAGACGCTGACAGAGGCGGTGTCTGGGGACTATGAGCGGTGGTTCGGGAACGGCACGTTCCTGGTGTCGTCGAAGTCGCCGACTGCGGCACAGTTGGAGGGCGACGAGGATGTGCAGACGATTCCGCCGGGCACATACCGGGCGGCGGGCAGCATGGAGGACTGCTACTGGGAGCGGACGTCGGAGTCCGGGGAGATCGTCGACAACAGTTTTGCGACGTCGGCCAGGGTGATCACGGTGACGATCGCCTCATCGGACGGGCAGTTCACGTCGCGGGGGTGCGCGGTGTGGAAGCCGGTGAAGTAGCTGACCGGAATGGCGAAGACCCCACCAGGGGGGAGTCTGGTGGGGTCTTCTGTTGTCCGCCTCCCAGCGGAGTGTGTGGCACGGCCCGGCTGGTGGTCCGGGCGCGGGGACACCGTGAGACTGCCGTTCGGGCCGTGCGTGTCTAGCGTGGCGTATGAATGCTGGTTTGTCCGGGCTGGTCTTCCCCGGGTTGTCTACAGCTGCCGATACCGTGCGGCAACGTTCAGTGCGGTTTGGGTGGCGACGCGGCCGTCGTACTGTCTGAGCGCGTCAGCCAAAGCCTCGGCAGGGGTGTGGTCGGTGGAGCCTTCCCGGGAAAGCGGGGCGTAGGAGAAGACCGCAGCGCCGGACGGGGTGCGGTCGCTGCCGTGAGGGTTTCGGTCGGATGGCCACGGCTCTGGCCAACCGTCGGGGAGCACGCTGGTCTTGGGCCACAAGTAGATGTTGACGCGAATGGTTCCGAGGCCCGGGTTTTCCTCGCGGGCTTTTTCTACGATCGACCGCGCTACGTCCCACTCTTTGATGGTGTCGTCGACTGTGGTGTGTCCGGCGGCGAGCCGGGTCCGATCACGGGTGTCGTCGGTGATTCGCCAGGCGTAGATGCGATCGGCCACTCAGTCCTCCCAGGACATTTCGGGGACGGCGGGGAGCCCGGCCACCTCTCGCCGGGCCATCTCGCGGCGCACCGAGTTGGCGCTTTCCGGGCTGAGGCCGGGGGCGTTGCGGCCCAGGAGGGTGTCGCGGTGTGCGTCCGGCTCGATGTCGTCACCGATGTAGGACTCGGGGTTGTAGCTCATGGTGGTCTCCTTCCAGTGGGTGTGGTCATACCCCTGCTGTGGCGCTAGATGGCCATAAACGGCATTTTCGGGGCCGGTGTGGCTGGTGGGGTTCGTCATGCGGCGAGGGAGACGGCTGCTGTCGTGGTGCGGCGCGTGGCGGTCACTCGGGGAGCTGGTTCCGGGTGTGGGCGATGACGCCGCGGGTCTGGGTGTGAATGGCCCGCTGGTCGACGGTGACGTTCCCGTTGTAGTGGTGGTGGACGGGTGCGGGCAGTGCTTCGGCAACGGTCTTGGCTTTGCCGACGAGTCGGGCGATGGCGAGGACGAGCACGGTGGGCGCCCCGAAGGCGATGGCGCAGACCGTGGGGTCGGCGTACCCGGAGGCGACCATGACGAGGGACGCGCCGCCGCCGACCATGAGGGTGGCGGCTCCGCCGGTGAGCATGAGGGTGCTGACGTCGGTGGCTTTCTGGGACATTGGGGGCCGGCCGGGCTGAGGTACGGGCGGGGTGGCGCCGACGACCGGGAGCGGGGTGTCATCGCGGTAGGCGGTGGCGTGCTGGGCGGCAAGGGCTTCCTCGACGGCGTTGATGAGGTCGGTGGCAGTGTTGGCGGGCTGCCCGGCCGTGGCGGTGGGCTACTGATGGTCGGGCAGGCGGTTCACGGTGAGGTTCCTTACGCAGTGGTGGGTGAGAGGGCGCAAAAAGCCCCCGGGTGCGACCCGGGGGCTTCCTGGTCGTGTGTCGTGTCAGTCGTTGTCCGGCTCGTTCTGCGACATCTCGTTGAAGTAGATCGCCGCGAATCGGACAGCGGAGGGTTCGCTGAGGCCGGCCTTCTTCAGGCCGACGATCAGCTCAGCCATGTGGAGCATCGCCTCGTCCATGTGCGTCATCTTCAGGTCCGGGAACTCGTCCGGTTGCATCGTGTGAAACCTCGCCGGTAGGGGCTGCGTAGGTTCCATCATCGCCTCTCATGAGCCTGTTTTGCAGGCCGAGTTTGGAGCAAAGGTCGCGGAACGTTCGGTCGGACTTGTCGTAGCCGGCGCGAACCATCAGGGGGTAGATCTCGGACGGTTTCGCGGGCCCGCCTTGGGCGGTGAACAGTTCGACGGCGAGGTCGTCGTTCGACTTGGGGCGGGGTGCAGCCTTGGCGAGCTCGATGGCGGCTTCCTGCTGGGCGGCGCGGTCGAGGTCGTTGTCATCGAGGAACGCTTCGGTCAGGCGGGGGATGTCGGCGTTGTTTCCTGCGGTGGGGGCGTTGTCCGGGTCGAGGAGCAGGGAAGGCGGGACGGGGGTGTCCCAGGACTGGTAGAGCTCCCACACGGATTCGTGCATGCGGTCGGGGGTGACGTTGCCGTGGGCGTCGCCGCGGAGGTTCGGGATGATGCGGGCCCAGCGCTGGGTCCAGGCGAGTCCCATAGCCCGTGCGGTGAGCTCGTCCATGTCGGGGCGGTGGGATGAGAGATCGCGGGCGGCGTCCATGAAGAGGGTCTGCATCCGCTGGTGATCGGCGGAGCCTTCAGGAAAGGCCTCGGCCATGGTGGCGTACGCCTTCGCGGGGGTGGGGTGGAAGGGGCCCTTGGTCGTGGACATGTAGGCGATGGTTCCGGGGTCGGTGAAGATCGCCATGTCGGGTGCGCCGGCGTCGGGGAACAGCATCTGGAGCTCGCTGCTGTTGTTGGTGCGGAGGCCGAGGCGGCCGGGGGTGAGTTCGTCCATGGTGCCGGTGATGTATTCGCGGGTGGCGCGGAGGCCGGTGTTGGAGACGCGGACGTTGACGGATCGGCCTTCCTCGATGATGAAGTCGATACCGTCCAGGACGTCGTCGGGCATGGATTTCGTCTCGTCGACGCGGATGTGGATGGCGGGGATGTCGGGGCGGGCGGGCAGGTTGTCGACGTCTTCGTCCTCAAGGAGGTCGGCGTACTGGGTTTTGCGGGCGGCGATGGCGGCCTTCGCGGCCTGGATGACGAGGCGGCATTCGTCTTCGGTGGTGGCGGGCCAGTCGATGAGAGGCCGGCCGATGCCGTACCGCAGGTACGGGTTCACGAAGACCGCGGACATTTTCGCGGACGTGTCGAGGTCGATGACGATGGCGTCGACGCAGCGGACCAGGCCGAGCCCGAGGGTCTTCATGAGGGCGGTCTTGCCGGAGCCCTGGGCGCCGACCGCGATGAACCCTTCGTCCTTGAGGTTGAGGGCGGCTTCGTCCCCGTTCCCGACGATCCCGAACCCGACGGGGTTGTTGATCGTGGTCGGGGTGAGGGACGGGTACGGGATCGCGCCGGCCATCATGTTCTTCCTGGTGATGGCCATGAACACGACGTTGCGGGGGACGTCGGGGCCGCCGGCGTTGAAGGAGACGCCGCCGCCCTTGGGGAGGTGGAGGGCTCCGGCGAGGGCGGCTTCGTAGCCGCGGAGCGCGTCGACGTTGAGGTGGGAGGGCAGGGTCAGCTTCACGGTTTCGCCGGCGCCGGACTTCCACCGGTCAACGACCGGGTCAGCGACGATGCCATCAATGCCACACACGTCGTCAAGGAGCTTGGCCCACCCGTTCTGCGCCTTCTTGATCTCCTCGCCCTGTTCCAGGCGCCGGTCGAGTTCCTTCTCTGCGGCCTTGGTCTCCTCGCCCCACAGGTCCATGCCGATGTTGACTGCGCCGCCGGCGGCCCAGATCGCCCCACCGAACGCCATGGTGAGGAGGGTGGGGCCGGTGGCGAGGGTGTAGGACAGCCAGCCGGTGGTGGCGAGCCAGGATGCGGCGCGGGCGACCTGGACGCGTCGCCAGGATCCGCGGGCGTGTTCGTAGGCGACTGCGGTGCCGGTGGCGATGACTCCGGCACCGGCACCGGCCTGCCAGGGGATGTCGGCTAGGGGGGCGACGAGGGCGGATGCGAGGGCGAGTTCGCTGCCCCAGGCGACGAGGCGGCCGGGGGTGACGGAGTCGCGGGAGAAGTCCCACCGCTTCGGCACGGTCTCGATGTTGCTGGTCATGGCTGGTGTCTCCTTCCTGGTTCAGGGGGTGGTCAGTTGGATGAGCTGGTGCGGCCGACGACGTCCCACTTGCGTTCCGCGTAGGCGCCCTTCCCGGCACGGCCGACGGAGTTAAGGCGCAGCTCCCGTTCGTGGGCCTTCTGGGCGGCGCTGATGGCCTTGCGGATCTCGGCGGCGACACGGCGTACCTGCCCGGCGGTGCGGTGCACGGTCTCGTCGACGACGTTCTCCGTGGGCCAGGTGTCCTGCATCCGCTTGTAGAGCTTGTTGATGGAGTCAGCGACGGCGTCGACTCCGGCCTGGGCTCCGTACACCTCGGACAGGACGGTCACCATGTGGCCGCGGTTGAAGTTCTTCATCAGGTCGATGAGCTTCTTCGTGCTGGCATCGGAGACGGGGACGAGCTTGCTGACGCCCTGGCCAGCCCCGGACTGCCCGGAACTGCTGGCGGGGAGGGCCCGGCGGTTGGTGTTCGCGGTGGCGATGGCGGCCCGAAGCTTCGCCGCGTCGAGGGTGCCGCGGGCGTTGCGGATGTTCCACCGTTCCTCGCCGAGGCGCGGGTCGAGGACGCGGATGATGTCTTCGCGGTGTGCCTGGACGAACACGGTCATGATGCTTTCGGACATGACGCCAGCGGTGCGGGCAGCGACGGCAGCGTTCTCCAGGTGCTTGATGACCGAGGGATGCAGCGGCGCGGTACGGGCGAGGGCCTGGGCGGCTTCCTTGACGGCCACGGACAGGTTCTTGCACATGTTCGGGATGCCGGTGAGTTCGACGATGTGGTCGGCCATGTCGGCGTCGGCGTCGCTGTGGAGGCCGTGGGTGAGCTGGTCGGCCATGGCGCGGAGGATGAGGTAGGCGGTGGTACCCCGGTGGTCGATGCGCCGGGCGATGGCGACGCCGGCGGTGCGGGTGGCGACGGGGCCAGCGGGGATCGCGGGGTAGTTCACGGGGGTGCTCCTCGGCGTTTCGGCTGCTGCGGTGAGGTCGAGCAGGTGGTCCTGGCGGTGCACTTCGAGGTCGATGACGTGGTTGGCGCGGGCGGTGACCTGTCGGCGGACGGTGCGGGGGTCACCCATGTCGCCGTCTCGGGCCGCCTGGGCGGCGGCCTTCTTCCCTGCGATGGCGGCCTGGCGGCGGCGGGCCTTTTCGCGCTTGGCGCGGATGAGGGCGATGCGGTCCTCATCGATGACTTCGCCGTCGATGACGTCGCCCGGGACTTTGCGGGGGCGGGGCGGGTAGTCGTCGTCGACGAGTTCGGCGTCGATGACCTCGTCGGGGGCGTAGCCGGGCTTCGGGGGTACGCCGCCAGTTCCTCCCCCAGGGCGCTTGGGGTTCTTCGGTTCGAGGCCGTCGCGTGCGGTCGCGCTGGACTCGTCACCGGCACCGTTGCTGTTGCGGCGGCGCTTCTTACGGTCTCGGTCCTTCTTGTCCTTGCGGTCCTTCGGCGTCTTCGGACCGAGCCCGTCGGGGGTGCTTGCCCATGGGGCGCCGTCGCCGTTGCTCTTGCGGTTCCTGTTCTTCTTGCCGTTCTTCTCGTCGGTGCCACTGCTGTTCTTGGGGGTCTTGTCGGTCGCGCCGCGGTTTTTCAGCTTGTTGGCGAGACCCTTGCCGAGCTTGCTGAGCCGGTCGGCTACGGGGTCCTTGATCTTCGGTTTCTTCTGGGCGCCGGTCCCGCTGCTGCTGTTCGACGCGCCGAGCCCGTTCGAGGTGCGGTGCCGGCCGCTGCCTCCACTGCCGGGGCCCTGGTTGCGGAGACCGCTGCCGTTGTTCCGGCCCCCGTTCCCGCGGCCGTTCCCGCGCCCCGGACCGCCTGATGACCGTCCTCCGGAGGGCGAACCGGGGCTGGTGCTGTTGCTGTTCTGGTCGTGCTCGTGGCGCCTGCTGCGCCACATCACTGCGGCGGCGATTACGGGTCCACTGATGCCTCCGATGACGGCTCCGACGGGGCCAGCGATGAGGAATCCGGTACCGATCGCAGCCGTTTCACCGCTCACGCTGTGTGAGATCGCCGCGTATCCGTTTCGCAGGGAGTTACCCCCATTAGTCCGAGACGTTCGCGGGGCGGGGCGGGGCGGGGAAGGGTTCCGGGGCTGCTGAACGACCACCAGGGGCCCATTCTGGCTTCCGCCCCGCCCCGCCCCGCCGCCTGCATCGTCACTCAACGTGAACGCCGGAGGTGTCGTTGGGCCTGGCTCGGCCGGGGTAATCGTGTCTGCGCTCACGTCCTGCACTTCCTTCCAGCGAGTTGCGGGTGGGTGGCCTAGAGGGGCTCGTAGGCGTATTCGGAGGCCTCGTAGGGGTGCTGTCGGGGCAGGTCCTCGATGTGGCGGAGGGCCGCGGCGAGCTCCTCCTGGACCTGCTGCATGTCGAGGACCTGGTACGCCTCGTCGGTGGCCGGCAGGGGGGTGGTGCCGACGGGCCGGAGGGCGGGGCGGGCGGAGTACGACGGGGTGAGGGTGGGGTTCATGGGGGCTCCTCTGGTGGCTGACGGTTACGGGTTGTTGCCGGTGACCTTGATGTGGACCTCCTTGTAGAGGGCGCGGATGTCGTCGGTCTTCAGGCCGTATCCGGCGTCACGCCAGGCCTTCTCGAAGGCGTTCTGGGAGGGGGCCTGGCCGGTGACGCGGAGGTCGAAGTAGAGGTCGAAGGCGAGGGTGCGCCGGTCCGGGGTGCCCCCGGTGGGTCCCTGGTTCGCCTGCGCCGTGGCGGGGTTCGCGTTGGGCGTGCCTGCACCGTGGCCGGGGGTGTGCCCGGGTGCGCCCCCGCTGGTCAGAGCGTTGCCGCCGTTCGTCTGTGCCTCGGGTGCGCCCTGCGGGTCGAATGCGGGGCGCAGCGAGCGAAGGCTGTACTCCTCGGACCGGTCGGGGAGGTTCTTGAAGGCCTGCATGCGGTCGATGCGGGTCGTGATCCGCATCTCGACGCCGAGTTCGTCGAGGGTGTCTCCGAGTCCGTGGAAGGAGGCGTCGCCGGCGCGCATGAGGGCCTTCTCGTAGCGGCGGGTTCCGAACTTGCCGATGGCCCACCAGGGCTTACCGAGAGTGGCGAGGGTGATCAGCTTGTCCTGGGCGTTGCGGCGGCTGATGGACTCGGCGTCGGCGCCTCGGGAGCCGATGCCGAGCTTGGATTCGAGGCGCTTGAGCCGGTCGCGCCAGGCTCGGGCAAGGATGCCGTCGGACCTGATCTCGATCTTCTTGAGCTTCGTTTCGAGCCCGAGGAGCTTGTGGAGGCCGTAGGCGAGCATCACGGGTCCGACGATGCGGACAACTGCGGTGCCGAGGTCTTCGTGCTGGAACCTGACGACCTCAACGGCTCCGATGGCCTGGGCGAGGACGAGGAGGTACGCGGTACGTGCTGTGCCTTTGTCCTCGAAAGCCCAGGAGTAGAGGGTGAGGCCGAGGACGATGCCTTCGAGTGCGAGGCCGATCGTGAGGGTCCAGGGGGACTTCATGTGGAGTCGTGCCCCGGCGAAGACGATTGAGGTGTTGGCGGAGAGTCCGAATCCGAGGAGTACGACGAGGCCCATGCCGGCGAAGCCGGTGAGGGTGCGTCGCTTCTTCGGGTTCGGGGCCTTCGCGCGGCGGGTGACAGCGCGGGTCTTGCTGCCGATACGGCGGCCGAGGATGAGTGTGGCGAGGGCGAGGAGGGTGGCCCATGCCTGCACGGGCACCTGCTCGGCCGCGGTCTGCACTGTGGTCAGCATGGGCGTGGTCATCGGGTTCGGTGTCCTTTCCAGGCGTATGCGGTGGCTGTGGCGGCGAGGAGTGCGGGTGCGAGTTGGTTGGTGAGGAGTGCGAGGAGGGTGAGGGCGAGGAACCCGTAGCGGGCGAGGGGTGAGCTGCGGCGCGAGTGTCTGCGGGTGTGGGTCATCGGCAGCGGCGGCAGCCCGCGCCGTGGGCGATCCGGCACAGTTCCTCCGGGGTGAAACCGCCCAGAGTGCCGGTGTGGGTCACCTCGGATTCCGTTACACGCCCGCGTCCGCTGCCGTCGGGAACGTCGATCTCCCACCCGGTGGTGACGTACTTGCCACGCCCGACCTTCTTGATCTGGCCGACGGTCCTGATCCGTGCACGCTTTGCCGCGCTGGCTTCTCGGCGTTCCTGCGCCCGGACCATCGCCGTGCGCTTGGCCTCCTGGTAGACGGCTTCCGGAATGGCCGCCGCCGGGGCGGTAGCCGCAGCCTGCTGGGCGGCGCGGTAACGCTCCTCTTCCGTGCTGACGCGGTCGATCTTGCGGCTGAACAAGCCCATGGGGTTCTCCTTCGGGTGGGGTCCGGGTGGTCCGGGCCTCTCCACCGCCACCAGCCGACGTGGCTGGTGGCGGTGGGGCGGGCCGGGTCAGAGGGTGCGGGTGACGGCGCCGCGGACGCGGGTCTCGGGGAAGGCGATGGCGTACCCGTCGGACAGGTGGATCTCGACCCAGCCGGCCGCGAGTTCGTAGCCCTGGACGGTGACGGGGATGTCCTCGTCGGTGCTGGTCGTGATGGTGCCGGTGGGGGCGGCCTGTCCCTTGCGGTAGGTGGCGCCGTCGGTGGTGGTGATCTCGAAGTGCACCTGCTGTGGGGTGGTGTCGGTGGTCGGTTCGGTGTCGGTCTGCGTGGTCACGGCGGGCCCTTTCGGTAGGTGGGTGGTGGGTGGGTCAGCACATGTCGCGGTACTCGGAGACCATGTCGTCGGCGTAGACCAGGTTCCTCGCGGCCTTCTTCAGGAGCACGGCTCGCTCGGCGGGGTCCGTGCTGCTGGCGGCGTCGACCAGGTACGTGGCTGCGGTCTCCAGCTCCTCGGTGCCGTTGATCCCGGCGAGCTCGAAGTTCCGGATGGAGTACCGCAGGTGGGTGGCGAAGTCGTCGACGGTGGTGGCGGGCTCTTCCTCGGCGACGTACGCGATGTCGACGGCGTAGTCGGCGAGGAGAGTCTCGGCGGTGATGGTCTTCGTGGCGGGCATGTTGGTCCCTTTCAGCAGTCGGGGCAGGTGTCGTCGCCGGTGCACTGGTCGGCATGGCGGCAGCCTTCGTTGCAGTACGGGTAACCGCCGGGCGCGCCGCAGAGGATGCACTCGTCCATGGGCTAGTCCCCGTAGTTCTCGGGGAGGCCGTGGCGGCGAAGCCACTCGCTCTCGTAGTCGATGCGGCCGACTGCCTCGAACGTGGCGCGGGCGTCGTTGACCTCGGCGTCGGTCATTTCCGGGGTGGTCTTGTTCGCCCAGGTCTTGCCGATGAGGTTGGGCCAGCGGTCTGCGGATCCCATGAGCGGTCCTTTCGGTGGTTGGGGTGGTGGGGAGTGCTCTGGGCCCGAGTCGATCGGGCGGCCTCGCGCCGTGATCCAGAGCTGTCGGGCTGGTCAGCCTGCGGCGGACCAGGTGCCGTCCGGGTTGCGGTCGAAGCCGGTGGCGGTGGCCCGGTGGGCGAAGCGGCGGGTGATGACGGCCCGGTTGCCTCGGGTCTTCACGTCGGTTCCGGACTCGCGGCCCCAGGCTTCGATCTGGGCGGTGGTGAACTTCTGCTTCTCCGGGCGGTCGCTGTAGGTGTTGCTGCCGATGGATCCGGTGGATCCGTTGTCGGGAAAGAGGCGGGAGAGGAGTCCCATATGCGTGGTCCTTCCGGGGTCAGTAGCTGCTGATGGCGGCGGATGCGTTGCTGGTGTGGGTGCGGAGGTCGGGGTCCTGGAGGTTGTAGGCGGCCAACTGGCCGTGGTGTTCGCACGCTTTGCGGCGTTCGGCGGGGAGGTTGGCGACGGCGGGTTGGGTGTCGGGGTTGGTGAGGTGGGTGATGGTGTGGGCGATGGCGGTGAGGACGTCGGCCCCGTCGGAGCCGGCGAGGGCGGCGATGATGGTCTGGAGCCGGTCTGCGGTGTGGGTGCTGGCGGCCAGGAGTGCGAGGCCGTGGCGGATGTGGTCGATGCCGTGGTGGATGCCGGACAGGTCGTCGAGGGTGTCGTCGAGGTCCGTGGTGGCGGTGAGAGCGGTGAGGGTGGTCACTTGTGGCCTCCGGCGGTCTTCCGCGCTTTCTGGGCGGCTTCTGCGGCTTTGGCGGCGGCCTTCGCTTCGGCGATGCGCTTCGCGGCGAGGGCGTCGGCGGCCTGCTGCTCCTCGTACGGGCTGGGTCTCACAGGGCACCCCCACTGCCGTCGTCGGTGATCTGATCGAACGCGGCGACTGCCTGATCGGGGTTGATGACGGCCATGGCCATCAGGTAGTCGGGGTCGAGGCTGATGCAGTGGTCTTCGAGCTGGGCGATGAGGAGCGGGTCGAGGCCGTCGGCACCCTGGTTGGGTGCGAAGTTCTCGGGGGCCCGGGTCGCGTAGTCGGCGACGGCGGACACCGCCTGCGTGGTGTGCTCTAGGCCGGGGGTGGGGAGTGTGACGTCGCCGATGTAGTCGCCGTCGCCGGTCAGGGCGATCAGGCGGATCGCGGTCGGCTGGTCGGGGTTGGTCAGGCGGCGGAGTTCGGCGAGGAGTTGGAGGGCGTGGAGGTCGTCGGGGCTCATGCCGCACCCCTCACCTGGGTGGGGGTGGTGAGGGCGGTGAGCTGTTCGGGGGTGACACCGAGCCGGTCGATGACCTCTGCCAGGCCGGCGTCGGTGATGTCGAGGCTGACGCACTTCGTGTGCGCGTCCTCGGTGTACATGGGGATGGGGGAGATCGTGATGCGGACCCCGGTCTGCCCGACCCGGATGCCGGTACCGGCGATGCGGATAAGGGCGACCTTGAGGACGTCGATGGTGGTGAGGGTGCGGGGGGTCAGCGGCTTCCCTCCCCACAGGTAGGTGCCGTCAGGCTGGGACTGGGGGGCGGCCGGTTCGGGGGTGCGGTTCGTTGTCACGCTGCCACCGCCTGGATGACGAAGCCCCCATTGCCCCGCTTGATGCCGGTGGCAAGGAGACGGCGGCCGGTGCCCGGTACCAGCAGGCGGGTGATGCGGTCCAGGAGGTCCGTGGTCGTCATCTCCGAAGCCGTGGTGTCGGCGAGGAGGGTGTACGCCCGGTCCGCGTCCTTCGTTGCCTCGTCCCACGCGTAGTCGGCCATGTCGTCGGCTTCCCGGATGTTCCGTTCCCGGGTCTCCTGGGTGTGGTAGTTGCCGTGCCGGTTGTCGGACCGGGTGATGGAGGCGGCGCGGTTGAACTGGGCGCACTGGTGGGTGAGGCGGGCGGACGCGTGCAGCACGTTGCGCAGTGCGGCGTGGGTGAAGACCCGGTCCTGGTTGGTGGGCTGGGCGAGCCGGCGGGCGAGGTCGGTGAGGAACTCGCTGGACGGCAGGCGGGTGGGGGTGAGTGCGGTGGGCCCGCTGGTGCGGCTACGCTGATTCACGCGGATCGACCTCCTGGTTAGAGCAGGTGGGACACGGTTCGTCGGGCTCTTCGGGGCCCCCATTGGGTCCGGGTGGTGACACACCCGGGCCCTTTGGCGTTTTTGGGCCGCCGCCGTTTCCGACAACATCAATGTAGCGCCCTTGCGGCGCCTTGCGCTAGTACTAGCGCGAGTTCTTTCGGTCGACTACTCTCGAACACACCGCTGCACACAACGAAGTGCGCAGCACACACCCTCGAAGGGAGGCAGTCCATGCGCGAGACCCCTGGATATGCGGAGATCGCAGCGAAGTTTCGTCAGCAGATCCAGGACGGAACGCTCAGCCCCGGCGCCGAGATGCCGAGTTACGACGAAGCCGCCACGCAGTTCGGCGTAGCGCACACGACCGTCAATCGCGCATACCGGGTTCTCAAGATGGAAGGCCTGGTCCTCGCCAGGCCCGGCAGGAAGACCGTTGTGGCGGCGCCGGCCAGCACCAGCATCGGCACCCGGGTGGCCTTGCATGCGGCTACGGGTAGCGCGATGGCTGGTGGCGAGTCGTCGCGGATTTTGGAAGTGGGCACGGTCGGAGCTGACGCCCTGGTCGCCCCACGGCTCGAAGTCCCGCCAGGCACGCCTGTTCAGGTACGACGGCGTGTCGTAAGCAGGGGCGGGATGCCCGTCCACCTGAGCAGTAGCTACTACCCCGCCTACGTGATCGCGGTAACGCCCGAGCTCCAGGAACCGGTGTCCACCGGAGCCTCGCGAGAGCTTGCGGCGTCACGTCTAGGCGTTGCTCAGGACCAGGTCCTTGAGGAGGTCACCAGCAGGCTCGCCACGGCGGCGGAGAAGGAGACGCTAGGGCTGACTGCGGCCGAGGTCGTCGTCACTCAGATCGTTCGCACCGTGACTCTGGAAGACGGTCGCGTCGTTGAAGTGGCAGTGAAGGTCGCCGAGGGATCGACGATTCTTCGCTGGACGACGTCTCTACGACCCCGAGAGGAAGGCAGCGCCTGATCCTGACGCGTCCCGGTACCCAGCCTGGACGCGCGGACGGCCGACCGGTCATCACCCCGGCCGACCGTCCTTACAGCAGCCACCGACCTGCGAAGACAAGTAGCTGCGTGAACCGATCCGCGAAGAAGGGTTCGTCATGAGTCTATGGGTTATTGCGAGACTCCGAAAAGGTCATGGGGGGTGTGCACCTCATGGTCAGCACTTCCACCCCTGACAACCTCCCGCCGTACGTGACCTTCGAGGGAGCCGCACGACTCCTCGTCGAACGGAACCTCCTCCCCCACGCCACCGGTGACACCATCCGCTACCTCGCCCGGACACGGGACGACTGGCCGTTCGGTGACGGGCAACGCCTCCCGTACATCCGCATCGGCAACGCCCGAACGATGGAGACCGGGATACTCCTGGACTACTTCCAGAAGCGGCCAGCCTCGACCGACGTCAGGGGCCCCGACAAGAAGCCGCGGGTTCGGCGGCCGCGCCGGTCATGACGCGGTTACGCCCCGACATAGCCGCAGTTCGCGGTAGTCCTGGACATGCAAGAAGGCCAGCAGTCGCAGCACCGCCGGCCTTCCAAGTGCAGCAGCGGATCGCAGCCCGCTGCTCGAAGAACGTCCGCTCCACTCATAGAACGAGGTCGCCCATGCGTCCGAGAGTACCCGCAGTTCCCCGCACACCCGCAAGTGCACGCTCCGTGATTCTCCGTACGGCGGGGGTGACGGCATGAGGAAGCGCCCCTCACGGCCGCGCCGGTTCGCCGCCGTCGACAACGACGCCATCGACGCTCTCCCGTCCATCCTTGGCGTGGGCCTCCTTACCTGCTTGATCCGGGCAAAGGACGGGGCCAGCCTGACGGTGGAGTCCCTGGCCGAGTGCTACGACGAGGGCGAGAAGTCCCTCACGAAAGCCATGCGGTCTCTCGTCGATGGGGCCTACGTCGTGAAGTTCAAGATCCAGCGGGCCACAACAGAGGCCGTGATCGAGGACGGCAAGGAAGTCGTGAAACGCGGCGGGTCCTGGTACACGACCTTCAACGTGGACTCCATCCCGTTCACTGCGGCCGACGTGGCGGCGATGCTCGAAGAGATCTACGCCGAGGGCAACGTGAAGTCGCACCGGGTTGAGCCGGTCCGCCTGGACCCGAAAAAGCACTCTGGAAGCACCCCCAGCCGACCGACACCCCCCGGAGGCGGTGTCGGTCCGACCAGGGACGATATCGAGCCGGAGGGCGTTGAGACCCCCAACGCAGGTACTCGACCGACACCCCCCTCAGGGGCCCCCGGTCGACCGACCCCCGGTCAGGGGGGTGCTCATATAAGGAAGAAAACTACTTCCGCGAGCGCCGCAGACGAACAGCCTGAAGACGAGACCGATGCCCTTGCAGGGCGTAGCCCTGGTGACGGCCGGAGGCCATCTGACGGTAGTAGTACGTACGCGCGTGAAAGCGGCTCCGCCGCGTCCGGCACAACCAGCCCCTCCCCCACACCACACGACGACACCCGCAGGCCGGCCCCGGCCAAGAAGAGCAGCAACAAGAAGCCAGCCCACACCCGGGAGCAGCTCGACCAGGTCCGCCAGGTACGGGCCTTGTTCCCCCGGGAGCTCCTCGACGCCGAGGGAGGTCTCCCCAACCTGCCGACCCTGTCGTCGGCGATCCTGGCCGCCATGGGCGAGGGCCGCACGGTGAAGCAGATGCGGGACCGGATCTGGTACCGGTGGGCGAATCACGGGTTCGCGGACATCTGGGCGGAGGAAGGCCGGTTCGAGAAGCCGGTCGGTGTCGCTGTCGCCCTGGTGCGCCCGTTGCGCCGTGGTGACCGGTTCGCGTGCCCGGATCTGCGGTGCGAGAACGGGGCGGACATCGACACGAAGGTGCCGTGCCGGTTGTGTGCGGAGCGGATCGCGGACTGGAAGGCGGAGTGGGCCCGTAAGCGGGGTCAGGCGGCCCCCAGGGGCGCGAACTCGGTTTCGGCGGGCGCGGGTTCACCTGACGCCGCGCTGCCGTCCCAGCGGGCCGCACAGCCCTCCGCGCCCCTGTTGCGGGACTGCGCCAACGATCAGTGCCCGCTCTCCGTCCCCACCACCGGAAACCCGCTCTGCCGTCCGTGCCAGGACGACCAGGCGGAGGCTGAACAGGCAACCCGGGACATGCTCGCCGCGTGGGAGGCCGAGAAGGCGGCGGCCGCGACCGAGAGGCCGCCCAAGGAAGTCGACGAGGACGCCCTTGAGACCGCCCGGCTGCGTGCCGAGCTCGCCGCCCAGTACGGCACCCCCGATCAGCAGGCCGCGTACTGCGGAAGCAACGCCCCGTTCTGACACCCTGTCCGGGCCAGCCCGTGCGGGCTGGCCCGGGTAGACCACAACCCATCAAGTCCCAGGGGGGACCATGACCGACACCACCGCAGAGACCGCAGAAGAGGCCGCGCCTGACCAGGCCGTACGTGCTGGCCGACCTCACCGAACCCCCGGACAAAACCTCGCCACAGCGATAAAACTGACCGCATGACGACGAACCGGCCGCCGGCGGCTCAGCACTACCTGCTCGTCCAAGTCGATGGCACTCTGACCTCCCACAGGGACACCTTCCAGGTAATGCGCGACAAGATCGACGGAGGGGAGGGTGAGACTGGCCTGGAGGACATCCCGAACTGCTACCCGGTCACGGCCTACCACTACGTGCCGTTCGGCAACCCCGAACAGCAGCGCATGAACAAGGTCGCCAACGGCATCTTCTGGGAACTCAGCAAGCCAGACCCCGACAGCGCCACGCCTGAGCCCTTCGAGCCTTACGAGCAGCCCGAGCCCCACGACCCGAAAGACCGCGTCATCAAGATGCGCGGACCCGTCGTCTTCTGCGCCCGCTTCGACAGCCTGAGCTTCACCCACGCGGACACCATCAGAGCCGCGCACGAACGGACCCTCGAACGACTCCGGTCCAAGGGCTGGATCTAGCCGCACGCACAGACCGTCCCCGCTCCAGCCCACGATGGACGTCCGGCAGCTCGGGGCCGCCGCCGGCCTGTACGTACCCCAGATGCCAGCCTGACGCCCTGTTCAAGGAGACTCATGAGCGACAACCCTTCCCGCCACCTGTCCGCCGCCGCCGAGAACGTGCGCGCCTTCAACCACGACTCCCACGACATGAAACCCGGCTGGCAGTACCCGCCGAACGCCTACGACGCGATCGGTAGCCTGTCTACCCTGGCCGGGACGCTGGAGCAGGCCGTGCGGCAGTCGGTGTGGCCCGTGATTCACACCTTCGAGCAGGGCAGGATTCGCCTTGATGGTGGTGGGGTTGCCGCGCGAGCTGTTCGTGAGTTGGTGGCCGCGCGGAATGATGCTCAGGCTGCCGCTGCCGCACTGGCGGCCGCCGTACAACGGATGCACAACGCTGTTTCCCCCATGGGCCTCGACACGACCGGACTCCCGGAGTTCGAAGACGACGAGGGGCACACGGTCTGATGACGAAACCGAGGCTCAACTTTGAGGAGCACCAGCAGCTTGGCGACCGCTTGAGAGACATTCGGGACGAGTTGGTCCACCTGAATGTTCAGCTCGCCAATGCCTACCCGCGGTCCGGTCCCGAGTCGGCGCCGGCCACGGAACTGGAGGCGGCGCACGAAGCCGTTGACCGGGCGCGCCGGGGGCTCGAGAGAGCGCTTTACGACGAGCACCCGCGGTGGGCTGCGACGTCCGTGTACTTTTCGCGGCGCGAGAACTAGGCCTTGTTGTCCTGCATGCCGCCCCCAACCTGGTCCGGGTTGGGGGCGGCGGTGCGTCAGGCGCCGCGGCGCTTCAGCCAGTCAGCGACCAGTGCCGCCGACGCTGCCGCCAGAACGGCAGCCCACACGGTGACGACCGAGTCGACCACCTTCTCCGCCTGGCTGGCCGGCAGCCATCGGACGGCGGCCGTGACGACCCCGATAGTGCCGATCACCGCGACCAGGGCCTCGGCTGCCGTCCGGTGCCGTCGCAGGGCATACTGGAGCCGGGATAATACGTGGTTCACGTGCAATTCCCCTCTGCCCCGCCGGGCCGGGACCCTGAGTCCGGGAAGATTCCAGAAACCGGCCGGCGGGGCCTTTCGTGTTCCCGCGCCCCTGTTTGAGCGCCCGCTCACGGTAGGCCATAAATCAGTCTGACACCAAATCAGGGGCGAGCATCGTTGCAGGTCAGAGCCCTTTTTTGCTCCATCCCTATCCGAAAAAGGGGCGCCCCTGTGGGGAATTTTCATGTGGGAGATTGGGCGGATAGCCCACCACCTGGAACGCCGCGCTTCTTTGACCAGCGCGAATGCCGCCTACCCTGAACGATGGCCAACGCTTTCGGGTATGGGTTTTCTGGGCCGCCCTATGGGGAATCTGCACCGGATTGTCAGTGCCCGCTGCCACACTGGTCGCAGACACCCCCACACCAAGGAGATGGCCGTGGAACTGACCCGTGACCCGCACTACAGCATCCGTGCCGCCGCCGAGAGTGTCCGCGAGTACAACCACCGCACCATCGACGGCCCCCAAGCCTTCTACGGCGAGCACCCCATCAACACGGCGCCCCCCGCCATCGGTGAGGCCATCGGCGCCCTCTACACCCTCTTCGAGCGTCTCCCCCAGGCCGTCGATCAGACCGCGGCCGCCGTGCGGCATGTCGAGGAGCAGGAAGCCATCCGCATGGCCAACGACGACGACCCCGGCGAGGCGGTGTCCCGGTTGCTGCGGGCGCTGATCGACGCCAGGCAGTCCATGCTCCTTGCGCAGACACATTTGCGGTCTGCGGTCCAGGTGTCGTCGAACCTGGCCGGCCACTGGCTGGATGACGCGGATGACGGCGACTTTGAGGGTGTGGGTGTCATCGGGTAGGTGTGGTGGTGCGTGCGTGAGCCCCTGGCCGGTGGTCGGGGGCTTCGTCATGTCCGGGGTCGGGTTACCGCGCACCGTCAAACATCTGGCGTTAGCCATACGTTTGTTGGTATGGTGGTGATTCGCCTTCCGGGCGGGGGGAGCGATCGACCGAAGCCGCGCGACCCTGAAAAGGCCCGCCCCGCGACCACCGCCCTGAACCGCACCCGCGCCGTCCTCGACACCCCGCCACCCGAACCCATCCCCGGACAACTCGACCTCACCAGGAGCGACATGACCGAGTACTACCGTGACGAGCAGGTGACCCTGCACCTCGGTGACTGCCTCGACATCCTCGCCGCCCTGCCCGACGCATCGGTCGACGCGATCGTCACCGACCCGCCGTATGAGATCGGGGTGGCCGGCCAGGCATGGGACTCCACCGGCATCGCGTACAGCGTCCCCCTGTGGGCCGAGTGCCTGCGCGTCCTCAAGCCCGGCGGACACCTGCTCAGCTTCGGGGCGCCGCGCACCTATCACCGCATGGTCGTGGCCGCCGAAGACGCCGGGTTTCGGATCGTCGATCAGCTGGACTGGATTTACACCCACGGCAAGCCCAAGGGCACCGACCTGGCACGGGCCATAGACCGGCACCGCGACGACCGCGAGCAGGTCCTGCAGGTCACCGCATGGCTCAAGGCGGCCCGCGACACGGCCGGGTGGACGAACCGGCAGATCAACAACCTGTTCGGGTTCTCTGGAATGGGTGGCCTGTGGACCACCCAGGGCAAGGCCGCGATCATCCCCACCATCGAGCAATGGACCCGGCTTCGGGACGCGCTCCAGTTCGACGACACGGAGATCCTCCCGCTCGTCACCGAACTCAACGCCCGCAAGCGCACCGTCGGGGAAGCGTTCGAGCAGCGAGAGATCATCAGCCGCACGCAGGGCACCGCCCAGACCGCAGGCCTGTACGGGGCAATGTCCGGGGACCGCATCAAGTCCCGTGCCGCCAGCACCGAAGCCCGCCGTTGGGAGGGCTGGCACACCCAGCTCAAGCCCGCCCACGACCCGATCCTCCTGGCCCGCAAGTCCACCGGCTACGACAGCCTCGTCGGTGGGCTGCTGCGCCACGGTGTTGGTGGCCTCAACGTGGCCGGCTGCCCGGCCGACGGGGGTGGCTACCCGACGAACATACTCCTCGGTCACGACTGCCCGCCCGGTGGGTGCCTGCCTGGCTGCCCAGTCCGTGAGACCGGCGACGCTGCCCGGTCGTTCCCCGTGTTCCGACTGGAATCCAAGACTCCCGCCCGCGAGCGGGTCGAAGTTGACGGGGTCCGGCACGACACCCCGAAGCCCCTTGTCCTGATGCGGTACCTCGTTCGCCTCGTCGCTCCGCCGGGCGGTCTGGTCCTGGACCCGTTTGCCGGGTCGTCCACCACCCTGCTGGCCGCCCGCGATGAAGGCATGCACGCGATCGGTATCGAGCAGCACGAGCCGTATGCCCGCCTGTCCGCGGCCCGGCTGTCCGAGCCGTACACCGTCGGCCTGTTCGACGCCACCGCCTGACCACCCAACAGGCCGCCCCCGTTCGACCCGGGGGCGCCCCACCCGCCCAGTGTCCACCACACACCCCGCACGAGGAGACACCGTGACCATGACACCAGCCGACGACGCCGCCTCGATCCTCGGCCCGATCACCCCAATCCGCTGCCCCCTGACCGGCTGCCACTGGTCCTGCCACGGGGTGCCGGACAAGTACGCCGACAGTCGGGCGCGGATCGTCCGCGAGCACCTGGCTGCCGAGCACACGCCGACGCCGGAGCCCGCCGACCGCCCCGCCGACCAGCTGCGCGCCGCTGTGGCGCGGGCGCTGGTCCGCTACGACTGGAACGCCGGGCTGTCCGGCCGCGACACGCCGAGCGAGCACCACTACGGGGAGGCCGACGCTGCGCTGGCGGTGCTGCCCGCGCCAGCCCTGGTGGTGGCCCGGCAGCTCCTCGGCACCACGAGCGAGGCGAAGCGCAACGAGATCCGCCAGTCGTACTCCGAGCTGGCCGCGCAGGCTCGCGAGGACCGAGACCACGAAGGCGCGGCGGACGTCGAACTCAAGCTGCGCGATCGCGAGGAGCAGTGGCGGCGCGAGGACGCTGCCGCCGTCGAGACCGTCGAGGAGCGGGAGCCGATCCAGCTTCGGTGGGGTCTCGACGACGTCATGTACGGCGACGACGACACCACCACGGTTGTACTGTCCGGACCCGGCGGTGAGCCGTACTGGGTGGAGCTGGACCCGGAGCGCACGGCCGCGCTCCGGAACGCGCTCGCCGGACCCGAGAGCACCGCCCAGCCCGCTCCTGTC